TACACACCTCTCTTATAAAGATAAAAGGTAGTTGACTTTAATTTCAACTACCTTAAAATTTTAGATCTTAAACAGTTTCTTAGAGGTAACTAAGTTTGATTTTTTATACTTAAAATCATGTTTAGTTAGATATTGGATATTTAATATATTCACGACAACCCTAGCTGCTACAGATTCTGTCACTTGTTCCATGGTGAATCCTAAATCTTCCAATTCCTTATTCACTAAATTCATACTGTATTCATCAGCTAGATCATTGAATCGCATCTTAGATTTAATATTATATTTTGATATTGTATCAGTTACACGTATCCATCCAAAATTCCTGGATCTGATTTTACCATAACCAGCTTGTAACCTATGAGTAATAGAATCTGCAGAGTAACAAGGAAATTTTGACATTGCTTCCAAAGATGTAAATCCATATATGTGTGTTTTTACATTAGGATTATTAGATTTGTTAATAAAATTGTACATATCTCTCAAATACAACATTCGGTCTTCTTTACTAGCGTCATTGGCAGGACTTAAGCCTAACCACTCTAGTGGTTTACCATTCTCATCAACCCACGATAGCATTCTATCTAAGTATTTAATATCCTCACCAAAGTGGAATACAGGCATAAGTTTATTAGGTGATTTTAAATGTTTACGCATATATAAAAAGTTATCCCAAGATTTTTCCGCAGATTCAATATAGTCTTCCGGAGTCTTATCTTGTCTAAATTTACCAGGAATTGTATCTAATTGAGCACACACATCAATGTCATCGTCTATAGAATTTAGATAATCAATATACTCCTCCACAGTTGTAGATGCCTTCTCTGTATGAATCGAGAACGCACCTGAGTCTATAAAAAGCCAACGAACAAACCCTTCATGCTTCCACTCAATCATCTGCTTAACAGAACTTCGATTTAATTGAGATTCAAGGATATCAAGCGGTTCAAAATTTGAGTTATTTATTAACAAGTCATGCATTTCATCAGTCAACGATCCGCTGAATACATATCTTTCCAATTAGTATCACCCTCCTTGACAGTATTTACATTCTAATACAAATCTTGATAACACAGAATGTGTACCTAGACGACTTGTATTTAGATCTTTAATACACATAATAGCTGCATTTTTAATTACACTAGACTTTGTACTTGCAGCAATATGCTGTAGTACAAGTGATATTGGTATCTCCGAATTATCATCTGTATGTCCTAATTTCCAAACGATATTAGAGATAGAATCATTGTAATCTATATTTGCTAGTTGATCTATATATGATAGTTGCTTAGCTGATAAATGCATTAAATTATCAATATCAGAAAACGATTTGACACTATGCAGTAATTCCGAATTTAAAATAGTAGTATTAGAGGTCTGGCGGCACCGTGCTTTTGCGTATTCCGTCATATCTGAAGGTATCGGAGGAGGTACATTGATACAAGCACAGCGACTTATAATTGTATCAGGTACATAATTTATATTTCTACAGGTTACAATAATATAAGCATTATCATTAGGTTCTTCCAAAAATTTTAATAAGGCATACGAAGCTGCTAGCACTCCTGTATCTAAATTTTCAATAACTAGTACCATTGGGCTTGTGAGTCGCATACATGCATCTAATGCATCTTTTACAGCTTGAACTGTAGGATTTACAAATTGAATATCTGATATATTAAGCATATGTGCATATTGAGATGCAAGATAACTTTTACCACATCCCGGGACACCTTCAATCAATAAACTGTGTCTATTACTACTCGATAAATGTTCTAAAGATTCAATAGCTTCGTGTTGACATAAAAAATTCATTGTAATTCTCCTGTACTAGGTATAGGTGAAAACCTAAGTAAAGAAAACAGATATAAAATTGCAGATTTCAAATCTGATACTTTACCACTTCGATTTAATTTTAGTAAATCATATGCATGCACAAACATCATATATACATCATAACAATTCCAACCGGAAACATATGGTTTGAAATCGGAATTAACCCTACCATTATCTAGCAGTTTATCTAATTCTAACATAGTAGCCATTATATCGTAAAGTATAGAATCGTAATCACCAACATACATATCTAATTTATCAGATAGATATTTAAAATCACGAGCTGCAATTCCAAGCTTCAATTTATCAGCATTAAATTGTGTTTGATATCCGAATAACTCACTAATATCAGATTTATCTAATTTACTTACATCAGTTTTATCTAACATATTTAAGCATCTAGCCATATTTTTAGCTTGACCATAATCGGTAGCAATATCTACAATACTAGTAATACATTCAGATGTTAAATTAGGAAAATCAGCTTTTAAGTATTTTGACATAAATATATCACTAATTGCATCTATGCTAACAACGTATTTTGATAAATATTTATCCAGTTTTGACACATACTTATCTTGGTCATATATACATATAATTGTACCAATAACTTTTAAATTCTCAATAGTTCGTATTACTTTATCAGATAAACTTGATATAAATGATTCGTCATATCGTACAATATATACAGCCGGTTGCAAAGGTATTATATGTTTAGTATTCATAATATTGATTACGTCAGACATACTGCTCATTTCTTCTTTCTTACCGTAATATTCAGCAAGTATATCAACATATTTCATCTTTACTCCGTATTCCTGCCCTACCATGATATATAATTTTCTAGGATTATGAGTTAAAATTTCGGTTCCAACTTCTTGAATAGTCAACATATATTAATCTCCAAACATGCAAGCAAAATCAGTTAAAGTTGTAATCCCAACAGTTTCATTGCCAAATTTTTTAGATATAACTACTACACCAATACTATCTTCAAGTTGTAACTTACCTTCTAGATATTTAGATTCTAAGTTATCAATAGTATATCTAAGATGTTTAGTTTTACAATCATCAGAATCTGATATAACTTTAGCATAATGCGGTACAATAAATATAGGAAACATACACCAAGTTTTATTAATTTTTTGAGATCCATCATCGACTACTAATACTGGGAATCTATGTGTACTTTGGGCTTCATTCTGTAATTTTTTCCAAACATCTTTATCAAATAGTAATTGTTGATTAGGTTGTGTATGTGTTTTACATTCACCTAAAAAATGAGCTCCACTAATATCTCCTGGTTTACCTGCTCTACTACCACTACCGGATACAACTCCCCAACCTAAATATTTAGCTACTGTTTCTTCTTGTTTTGAAGAATAATATTTAGTTGACCTTAAGGGTTCAAAGAAATCATCCATACTTTACACTCCTTACTAACTTCATATACTGTTAACGATTCTAGCTAGACTTGAGTGGTGTCAGATTCGTCACTATCCAAAATATCTGCAATGATAAAATCATAAACAGCTCTATAATAATCTGGATGTGTTTGAAAGTATTCGTAAACTTTTGCAAGACCATTAATCTTAACAGGTTTACCGTCCACCTCTAAAATTTCACCAGTTTTTGGATCGCAAATAGTAAACCATCCAGCAGTCTTACGTATCATACCGTATCGCTTAATTGCTAATTGTGCTAAATCCATATCTAGTCTAATACCACTTTTACACATTAAGAAATATGAAGCATTTTTTCTATCGTTTGGTGCACTTTTCTGCTTTACGATTTTAGTATTTACGATATACCCAGCAGGATTCTCAGTGGATTGTGGAACTTCATTACCTAAAAAATCTACCGGAGAACCAATTTTAAATTGAATTCTAAGAGATGCATAGAATTTAGGTGCTGTACCACCTGGAGTCTTAACTACATATGGGTTATCCATATTTTCACGTACTTGATTGATAAAAATCATTGTACATTTATATCGAGTTAATAGCGGTACAATTTTGCGACAGAAAACAGTTAAAAGTGCAGCTAAAGATGCAACAGTACGTTCACCATATTTTTTCTCCAATTCCGCCTTTGGTACAAGAGAAGGTAAAGAATCTAATACAATTAAACCTACCTCTCCCGTTTCTACTAACTCTTGCACAGTTTGCAATATATCTTCTGCAAATACATCAGGTGGTTGCATAATACTAATTTCCGATTTATCAATACCTAGGATACTAGACCATTTACTATCAAAAGAATGTTCTAAATCAATATATAGAACCTTTTTTGGTCCACTATCTTGTAAATCTTCAATAGCTGCAATTGCAGATTTATTTCCGCTTGATGCTTTTGTACGTAATGATTGTAATTCAGCTTCATGCTCTTCTTTGAATAGATCAATTGCATTTTTGCACACATCAATTGCACTTGTTGTTTTACCACTATGAGGTTCACCAAAGAATTCAGTTATACGATTACGTGGTATACCACCATACGTAGACCAATTAACTAGTATGCTAGAAAACGGAATCTTATCACTCATATTAGTAGACGCAGAATCCATTAAATCATCACAATCCCAGTCCTTTTTCTTTTTATTTACGATATCATCAAATAGACTCAAAGAATTCACCTCTTACATGTTACTATAATGATATTAACGATTCTTTAGCCTTTCTTAATTTCCACAATATCTTCAATTCTACAATCTAAATAGATACAGATTTTTTCTAAAGTTTGTAGATTCACATACTCATTCTTATTAAATTTAGCCAATGTTGGAGGAGAAATTCCCAAGTCTTCCGCCATCTTTGTACGTTTAATATCATGTTTAGCTAATGTCACATTCATTGGTAAATAAGAAATCATTATATCATAACCTTTCTTTAATATTTTATATATTTTATTATAGCATAAATTAATGTAAAACACAAGAGCAGTACGAAAGTTCATACTGCTCAATTTAAAACTACTTTATGTATATATTGGACTTCGCATTATCAATTTCATATTCCGGAATATCCTCAGAAGGAGGTACAGGAGAAACTGGATTAGATTCCTCAGTACGTCGTCTTGCATCCCACAATTTCTTTGCTGACATGATTAATTCTTTAGAAAATGTTATTTGACTTTCTACTTGATTTATTACAGATTCATATACTTTAATTAAGATTCTATCACCGATAACTTGCATTTCTGCATCTTGATCTCGTTTTGTTTGAGTAGATTCTTTAGAATTTTGTGATAATTCCTTGATCTTTGGTTTGATACTAAGTTTTAATACCTCAGTTTGTAATTTTAACGTATTTAACATTTCCGCCACGCTAAACAAATCTAAGGGTATATCTATAAGTATAGTTTCCAATTCGGTATCTGTAATACTTCGAGATTTAGATTGCATACGTTTATACAACTCTTTTTGATTTTCAAAATATTTTTGAAACTTATCCCTATATAATTTTTGATACCAAGAGTTTACAGTTTCTAGTGTTTCTACATTATCATGTAGTATTGAGTCTAAATTCATATATTAAACCTTCTTTGCCGGTACAGAACATAAATATGTTAATGCTACTTCTTGTAAATATTGCGTTGATTTTAACTCATAATTTAATTTTAATAATTTGTTAGCTAGTTTCAAACAAGTAATTGCATGTTTTTCTGAATATTTAGAAATTTTATCATTATAATATGCTGGAATCATTGTTTGGTTTATATCTTGTAGATAGATATATTTAACGATATTGATTACAAATGAATGAAATTCTGAGAACCACTTTACGAAATTAATGCCCGAATTATAGACATCATTAATTATAGTAGCAATCTCCGAATTATCTTTTTTCACATAAGCTGTTAACAATGCGAAGAAATCATCATATTTAGGCAGATTTAAAGATTTAGCTAAATTTTCAGAAGTTAAATTTTCACTATATACTAAAGCTTTTTCTAATGTAGTTAAGGCATCACGCATACCACCGTTAGATAGCTTCGCAATATAATTAATTGCATCTTCTGTGTATGTAATATTACGACCTTCTGAATTTTCACATTCAATTACGAATTTTAACCTATCTTCAATCCCTTTTAAACTAATTTTGGACAATTGAAATGTTTGAACTCTAGATAAAATGGTTTGAGGTATTTTTTCTGGGTTTGTTGTAGCCAGTACGAATACAGATTTAGCTGGATTTTCTTCAAGTGTTTTTAATAATGATTGCCAAGCAGCATTAGATAGCGCATGACAATTATGCACAAGTACATCGTGAACATAATATGATGGATGTCCAGATACCTCCAAATCGTACATATATACATACCCATCATTTAAATCTGCTAACTCAAAATATTCTAAGAATTTAGCTTTAGTAGTTTCAGAATAAGATATGATAGTTGAAACTTCGTTTGATTTTGATTTAAACGTGGTCCAGTACTTCCAAATAGCAGGATCTAAAATTGAATCTTCCCAAACACCTCTTACTTTAAGCAATTCTACAGAATCAACTTCAGTTCGTGTATCCCATATAGTTGAAATATCTAAATCATTAAAATTTAATAACTTATCATGTACTTGAAGTTTGTTAGCTGGTAACCAACCCTGATCTGTGAAAAATAAATGGTTAGCAGTAGTCACAATTTCATTTCCAGAACTATCCGATATAAACATTAAATCGGAGACCGGAACTTTCGTTCTGTAAACCTGCTTAATAGATGTAATTCCCACCATATTATAAACTTCATCATCAACTTTTAAATCACGAATATGTCTGTAACCTTTTGGTGTATTTACTAATGTATTTCCATGAAAGCATTCATCAATTACAAATACCTTCCAATCACAACCTACAGGATAAGACCTAGCTTGCTGGATAATGTCCCTCATTGCATCAACACCACTATGTGAAGCAGCATCAATTTCAATCGGCTCGCCTCTTCCTTTATTCAACATATCAGCCATAATCCTTGCAGAAGTTGTATTATGCGTAGGGATAAAATCATTTGAAATATATGTATGATCTTGATGACCTACAAGTATACATTGACATTCTTCATCTCTTAAATACTTAATAGAAGTAATGCGCCTACGAGGTGCGTAATTAAGGGGGTAAGGTATATCTAAATAATCACATACTACCGTTGATAAAACAATAGTATGAAAATATTCAATACCGTCACAGCATATCTTATCAGCACAACCTAAAGATCTAAATAAGAAAGCTATACTATCAGATAATTCAGTGTCATAAACTACTAGTTGAATAGTTGTACTACTATATGTATTTCCAGTTAGTTGTGATAATTTAGATAGCATTGCAGATATAAATTGTAGCCGTGTCAACTTATTAGAATACAAGATAGACTTGTTAAGATATATAGGATATTTTACATCCGCATCAAGTAGGTATGCAACCGTTTCGCCAAGAATATCTACAGATTTTAAAGATTTATCTTCCCAATCTACAATAGGACAATCAATGTATAAGTCAACGTCACTTTCCAAATGCATCTTATATAAATCAATAGTATTCATGACTTGAGATACTTTTATTGCATTTGTACTATCTAAAGTATAGACACAATTTAAGTGTTCATCGGATACGTCAATATACGTACCATCGGAAAGGGTAATTCGATAAATGGGACGTATACCTTGAGGAAATATTCCAGCTATAGGTGCAATACTTCCTGTATGTGTAAACACCCTAGTACCGATTTGTATATCACCCATTCGTACATACCCTTCAGTAGTTAATACCAAGCTGTCTAAACTTTGAGCTTTCCCTGTACCTGCAGGTCCAATCAATAAGAAATTCCTACAATCTAACGTATCTTCACTACATATTTTAGATAGCATTTTGGATACAGTAGACTGCTCTGTCACATCTGAAAATTTTTTCGGTCTATATTTGACAGGTAAACTAGCCATATAACTATCCCCACTCCTTACATTTCACAGTATATGGACAATTAGTACACCATTTATCACCTCTAGGAAGTCTAGATGGTGCTACTTGAGCATCAACACAATCCATTATATATTGGATTTTATCGCGTACGTATTCAATATCAGATACAGTGACATCATATTCATATACTTTTATATTACCATAAGTCCGATCTTGATAAATAAATAGAACTTTTGATACTTGTAATAACGATGCATATAGACGTATTTGATCAATATGTTCATCTTTAGGTTCTACCAAATCTTGAAAAGTACTATATTCACAAGTTTTAATTTCTAATAAATATATAGTATCATCCCAACATATTAAGCCGTCACAAGAAAATCTTATAGGTGGTGATTCAATAGATATTCTGGTTTCTAAGTTATCCGATGATGGTGAAACTATACATTTATAACGATCATAAAATCCGATACTAGATAAATAGTTAGACACATCTAGCCAATTATCATTTAACATATTCTTTAAATCAGTTTGCATAAGTGTATGACACGCTGTACCTACATTGGCGGAAAAATCTAAAACTTTATCAGGTTTTTTCAACGTATCAGGAGTAGTACCTCTTAATCTAAACCAGCATCGCCTAGCGCACCTAAACGAGCTAGGTGCAATAGTTTTAGAAGGTAATCTATTAATACTAGATTGAATTTTAGAATCACGGTAAGCATCGTAGGCTTCTAATATATTAGCACTTATAGTAGAGTTAAACCTACCTAGTAAACTTCTATGTGCTTGAGTGAAAGCCATTGTTATTCCACTCCTGCAAGCATAGCTTCCATAGTTTCAGTCCATACAACAATGCCTGAAACTTCATCATCAGAAATAACTGGGTTGATATTAATAATATCACCATCCATATTAGAGATAAGAGATTTTAATTGAATCCCTTTAAATTCAATATTAAATTGTAATGATGTATCACCTTTTACTGCTACTTTACAATCAACACTATCATCAACTAGCGTAAAAATACCATTATTAACATCCATCTTAATAATACTATCATTAGATGTTGCAAGTAGATCTGATTGTGTTAAAAATTTAGAAAGTGCAGATCTATCAATTGTGATATAACTGTCTTTATTTGGTGACATAACATTCAATATAATCTCAGAATTATAGCTGCCAACATCTGGGTCTGTTTCATATTTAGGAGTAAATTGTGTTCTCAATGTAAATGCATCTGTATCTAATGATACTAAATAATTAGTTCCGGTATCAACTAATGTAGTATTTTCTGGCAACGTATTAAACATATTAATAATAGTATCTGACAATAGACACGTTTTACCTAGTTGACCTTTCTTAGAATGGGTAAAAATGCTGTGATCAAAATCTCCAACAATTACATCCCCATCTTCACCAATGTACACATGAGTATATGCTGGATGAATATATGCTACAGAAATGCAATACATTTGATGGTCTTGTATAAACTTCCAGCTATCTTTATTCAAATTGACAACCCTACCTACGGTTGCTTCCTGTACAGGTCTATTGAATGACATATCTTCTTGATCTAACATTTTTGGAAGTGTAAATTTAGATTTACCACTGTGTACAATAATACCCGATTCTGTAAATTCCAATGTAGTCACATCAGTATCTAATGTATTAATCAATTGCTTAAATTTCAAACAATCAATAAAAATAGATTCACTTTGAGATTCTGTTCCAGAACCTCTTAAATTCAATTCAGTTATGATGCAATCAGATTCCAGATTAATTGTCAACTCTGCATCGGTTGCACGAAGTTGCGCCATTGTACTTTTTTGATGGAAGGATGAAATGTTACTATTAATAACACCTAAATTTAATGCGTTTAATAACGGTTTTGTTGAAATTGTAAAATTCATATCAGTAATACAACCTTTCTACTTTACTAAATTAGGGGCAATTCCAGCATAAACATGAGTTTCAATCGAATCAATAAAGTCAGATTTATCAATTCCGTATCTATCACAGTATTGAACTATATATGTATCTAAAATATCATCCCATATACCATCAATACCTTTTGCTTTTAAACCTCTAAAATTTTCTCCTAATTCTTCTTTATGTTTAGGTAATTCATATTCTCTAGTATATAGCATATATTGCAACCATTCAATATCTTCTGTAGATAAATTATCTAATGTTTTCGGCTTAGAAAAGGGACAAGGAAATTCAAGACCATACCAATGTAAAGAGGTCTCAGTATCACATTTACTAGGAAAAGGTAAAAAATCAGCAGCTTCTACCATACACCTACTTAATGTTTCTGCACCTATATCTGCATATTCCATAGGTACTTCGGCAATTAATTCATCGTGTACAGCTATAAGTAATTTTCCACCAATTCGTTGCCATGTAGGATCATTTTCTAATCTTAACATAGCCATCTTTGTGAGATCAGCGGCGCTCAATTCTCCATTTATATTTCTATAATGATTGACTATATCTTCTAATATCATAATATTTGATATTAATCTACCGTTTCGATTTGTAACTCATCTTCAAATCTACTCTCCAACAACGGAGATAGTCGATACACGTTTATACATTAGTAAATGTATACTTCGCACGGTATCACCAGCTATCCTAGTAAGGACCTTAGGCTTTCTTAGTCAGATACTTCGTACGTATTAAATACGTCTTATTCTTCTGATACCGTTAGCACAGATATATTCATCTGCACACCTCTGAGTAATAGAGTTAGATAGATAAGGGCGGCGCCATTATTCACCCTGGATTCTAGAGTTACCCGTGATATAACATGTTCCCCCACGTCTTGCTATCCAGGTATCATGTTCTGTTGTTACACACCATACTTTGTCAGTATACTTCTTTGTAATCTCAATATCCGTTAAATTAACCGTTGTATCACGGTAAACATTTATTGTATATCTTGGAACATATACATGATCTACATCAAATGAAGTAGTATAACCTGATAGTAAACATAAGGCTTGAAATTCGTCTATAAGTGTATCATCTTCTGTGACAAATCTCAAATTATAATCTAAATCTATTTTCCAATTATCGCATAAGAAATTTACAAGGTATCCACATTGTAATTGAGACAATGTGGCGATAAAATCAAATGTGATCTTACGTTCTGGTAAATTTTCAAATAATTTATCAACAAATTGACCATGATGTAGATATATGACGAATCTATCATTTAACATTTGAACTGTATAAGATATGTTATGCATACTAAATATATTACATAATTTCATATACAAATCTTTTGATTCAGTATGTGTATTATTCAATGTAATAGTTATTTCATTTCTAGTACAATTATATTCACCATAATTTACTATTAATGCAAGTAATAGTAATTCTTCTTTCGTAAATAACGCATTATAAGGTGAATCATAATTATCTGTACACCTAAGTTTGTATTCACAATCAGATGTAGCTAAAATTAGATCTTTAGATGTCAATATATGGTTATTGCCATCAACATCAACAACCCATCTATGATCTAATGTTGATACAGAATTTACCAAAGCATGATCCATACATACTACACTATAGGTGTCAGAATCATAAATATGTACTTGTTTCACTGTAGATTTAACTAATTTCTTAGTAAATACATCGTAAGCATATATGCTATCGCCAGCTTGTACTTGGTTATATGATTTCCAACCAGAAGTAGTTAATATTTCAGTATATACATCTACACAGTTAACTACTTGACGTGTTGCATCATTTATCTTTGCTCGATTGTTCTTAACTCGAATTTTTTCTTCTTCATATAGTTGCTTAGTTCGTTTAGCTATTTGACCGAAGTATTTATATTGTTTAAATTCTTTCTGAAGTTGTTTAACAATACGTTCAGGAATTGATTCTTTATTAGCAAGACTATTGATATCTAAAGGGTCAATATCTGGGTTTACATACCCAGGCATAGGTTCAAATTCAAATTCTGGTAATTTCATATCTGGTAAATGTCTACGTCTTCCTAAAATAGTTTCAACATACCCATGTTTTCGAGCAAATGCTTGAGATGTAACCATAAGATTATGTAGACCTGGAAACGCTTTTAGAACGGAATCATAGACAAATTGAGCTTTTTTAAATTTTTCATCATCGGTCATTTCTTTATTCGTACCGAATAATTGATCAGCAATAGATGGTACGGAACGTCCATAACATATCAGTTATTCATTACTTTCATAATGCCTAGACTATATCATATCCGATGTACTATTCGGATGTATGCGCTTCGAGCAGTTACTCAATCTCTGCCCTACATAATAGTCGTTACACTTTCATAAACAATAAATTTATGCTTAGCACGGGATTTCCTTATGTTGTAACATATTACGGATTCCCCGTTAGCAAACTAAATAGTTCACACCTGCGAGTATCACAGTTCACATACTTTTCATCGTATTCTCTAAATTAGTACATTGAATACGCGGGGCATAACGCTATAGGTTCACCCAATAAAATAGTTTTTGCTTCATTACGACGTTTTTTACCATCCGGTTGATATTCATGAGTTTCTGGATGGAATTCTAGACAATTCTCATATGGTACGTTAAATGCAATAGATGCAATAGATGCATATACATCTTTACCATCAATAAATGATTGAATTAGTAATTTATCTTGTGCAAGTGTTGCTGTTAATCGCGGTTCTTGTGCCTTAATGAGTTATACGTTCGCTAGACGTTTCTTCTATCACTAGAAGTGTCGGACTATATCTTAATTTATGTATTCTGTTACCAAATAACATAAATTTCCCTCGTTTCCATTTAATAGATTTACAGTAAGTTATTGTCGCTCACAAACTAACCTGCTTAGGCTGTACTCTACTCACATTATTCTCAATCAATCTACAAGTTAGTGTATTTATGTATTTCTACAAGTATTGATTTTTAGCTTTCGATAGTCTCTACACACGATGTTTACACATCTTGCTAGGTATTGACCTTTTACATAAGAACCGAAAATGTTAAAAGGCTTTCACCTAATTAAAGGGATTTTACTACAGCACACTATTTACTGTAGTCACTAGATATCAATACATATTCCGGTGTTTTGACATCTAATTCATATTTGGACATTAAGTAAAATCCTCCTTCCGTTCAAATATCATAACGACTCACAAGTTATAAGTCGTGTATCTTTCGCCTCATCATCTACAATATTCGTAATTTTTAAGTGACAAATTGATTTAGCTTTATTAACTACAATTACATCTTGTATTTTAAGATCTCTTACTTTTATATATTCACCAGTAGATAGTTTAACACTGTATGTATTAATAAGAGTAAAATCTATTGTATCGTCAATGCAATTAGATTCTATAGTTATATGTTGCTCAGGTGTAGCTCTAAACATGTGTCGAATATCATCTGCACCAGATGGGATATTTTGCAAGTTTGGCGCCTGAGAACTATTATGTACACAAATCTCATTAGCTATGAAATTATGATATCCTTCAACCTCAATATCATATACATCATACTTACCACAAGGTTTGACAGATTGAATCATATGATTTAAAGAGATACCATATTGATCACAATGTTTTACAAATGTAACTTCATTTATTCGTAAAGCTTCCATAATAGCGCATTTATCACCTTTAAATTGTGTATACGTCTCAATGAATTTTGATTCATCAATGTTTCTATATAAATATTTAGAATTAAATTTAGCACATTCAAATCCGATATCAATACCAGCAATATCGCATTGATGTTTAAAAGATTCTAAATCCATTGGAACATACGATATTCTGCCTTGTGCATCTTGAATCATAGAACGTAATTTACATATATTCTCAGGCGATGTAACCTTTTCTACGTACTTCTGAGCACGAACCTCTAATGATTTACGTAGGTTTTGATCAGAATGTAGGTGCTTATATTTATGAGTACCTTCAGCTATCGGCTTTTTGACATGTAATCTAGTATGATCTGATACTGTTAAAATTTCTAAATTTGATAAATCATTGTTAGAATAATTTCCATCTTTGTGATGTATTACATATCCAGAATCAGTACAATTAAATATTTGATTTCTTATGATATCTTGTTCACGAATATAAAGACCATCCCATCCATAGAATTCTGGTCTAGGTTCTTTAGATCTTCCAGGTGATCTTCTAAGATGTACTACTTTGTCATATCGATTTAGATGTTGTGCTTGTACCCATTCACCGGTTTTCAATAGAATTGGATGCTCAGGGGTACAAATTAAAGTACCAATATCACCTTTTCCAGAACTCTGCCATTTGACCTCAACACAATCTTTATTTTCACCTGTTTTCCATATATTCTTAACTTTTGATAACTTTAGTTCTCGAGAAACTTCATCATAACAATATATCAAATCTCCAGGTTTTATATCTTGTATCAACTTATAGCCGTTTAAACATGTAATTTTAGTATCTTTAGCGATGCACATACGACCTGTGTTGGCCCCAATCTGCTTAAAGTGCGCATGAATACGTTGATCGGGAGCAACAGATTTTGGTAACTTATCTGTAAATGTAGATATTAAAGTTTTCAAGCTTCTTACTTTCAATATTTGATTTGTCACAGGTAGATTTACCTCTGCAATTACTTCTTTACCTGTGCTAGCTTTACCAGTTTGAGGTAATTTCAGTAAATCATAAAGAAGATATTTTGCATGTGGTGTAGAATTTGGATTAAAATCCTTTCCTGACATAAACGGACGTTTTGTACTAGATGTAACAATAGTATTATCAATTAGATCTTGTACCATATTCTGCAATACTACAATTTCTTTCTTATATTCACCATCGTATCGTTTTGAAATTAAGGATGATACATCTTGATCAATATATACTCCACGTCTATGCATCATTTGACATACTTTTACCATCGGGAATTCAAGATTCCATATAAGATCTGCAATATGTTCTAAATTCGCCTTTTGACATTTTGGATGCTTCTTCATACAATAAGGTAATTGCCATTTGAATAACTCATAAGTAATACGAGCATCGTATCCAGCGTATAATTTAGCAACTTCAGGTTTACAATAAGGAAATAATTCTGGAGTAAAGAAATCACTAAATCTTTTTGGATCACCTTTACCTTTCAAAACATACTTATTATACAACGCTTTCAAGTTATTATGCAATTCATCTTCTTTTAAACATCTCCATGCAATCAGTACATCATAAAAGAAGTTATCACACAAATCAGCTTTAAAATCTTTATAAATCATAGATAAGTCAAAATCAGCATTAGCAAAAATCAAACGTATTTTACTTTTAGTAAATCTATCTAATGCCTTTGATATAGATTCATAGCTTATTTGATTCTTATAGGGTTCTTCAAATATTGGAATTAAGTGTTTAGAAGGTATATAACATTCTTCGCCTCCAGGATAGTATAACGATACACCCACTACCCGATCTTTAATCCTATCAAGTCCTGTAGTTTCAGTATCTATACCTGCATAACCAGATTCAATACATGCATCTACATAATTATGTAATTTTTCATCACTATCAATTAAGATAGCTTTTGAATCTTTAAAATAAGCAACAACACTTTGTGTCATTGCTTGTAATTCAGAATTTATGCTCTTAGATTTAGCTTTTGCAGGTTTAGCTAATAAGGTACTTTGTTTTGCAGCTTGATTTATCTTTGCAATATCCGCAGTATTAAACAGTCCCATGTTACCACCAGACTTTCTTAAAATACTGGTTCTGAATCATCATCAATGTCAGATATATCTAATTCAGTATCTACTTCAGGCTCATATGCAGGTCTTGGTGTAACTGTATAACTAGGCATATCACCAGAAACAGAAGCTGAGGTAGACATAGCAGATGCAGTGAACAACGCGGATACCTCAGAAACTGTCAGATCTTTGCATACTGTAGAATAATAGTCTGGAAAAGTTACATTGTTATCAGCACAAATCTTATCATAGCTTGTACCATTGATATGACCAACTACAACAATTTCGTAAGTAGTTTCAAACGAACCTGCTGCACCATGTCTAATAATTCTAAATACATAATCTGAGGGATTAGCAAACTTGGAAAATACTTCGCTCTCAAGTTGATTTTGAAATCTAATTGATCTATCAAAAAATTGGATTTCACCAGCACTGATATTATACAATGGGATAAATAATTTATTTTGAACTCTCAACCCTTTTGCACAAGCAGGGCAACCTGCACCACAACAATGAATATATCCAGTATAATCGTTAGATTTCACATAATGAGCATCAGCTACCAGTACATCATCAAAACTTTTATACAGAAATACAACATCTGCAAAATCCCCATCGTTTCTTAATAAGAAAAAATTACCAAATCTTTCCTCATTATAATCTGTAATCTTTTTAAATGCCATAATTAATTCCTCCTAATGTATTAAATATGTTTTGACCACCTAACAGTTGAACTATTAGTTTCCTTTAATTTTACTTCAGTGACAACTAAATCTAATTTGTCATCATCCATAATAGTTTGCAATGTATTAGCTATAGCTGTAGCTAAATTCTCTGAAGTGATTGTATAATCTACTTTAGCTACTCGTACACCTAACCGTTTAAAGGTATCATATAGAATATTAAATTCCGAGACATCAATACCTGTAGATATCATAAAAGCATTATTAGGAAGTATTTTATCTAAATACTTTTTCATATCGGAGTAGCTAATTACAAGGTCTATGTCATAACCTTTATGCTTACTACAAACTGTTACTTCTACCTTATAATGACAAGCATTAAATTTAGGTAACTGTGACATCGATGACATATAGCCACAAGAAAATTCGGCACGTTGTATAATCTCTAATCCCATAATCACACACCTCCTTTCATTAATAAATTAACGATTCACCTAAAAATTATCATACATATAATCTTTCAACAGTTCTTTCAACTGTTGTATGATTTTCGGTTTTTTCGCTTTCATACCCGGAGGTAACATACTTCTATTAATTAGACAATCAACCAATATAACTGCATCTTCACCTAATCTTGAAATACATTCCCAAAATTCTTCTTTATCAAACTCTTCTTCAGTTGTAAGATTCTTACCTTGAAACGTATCGTATACACTAGTTTCCATCCCATTATTATCATAGTATATATCAGAAGTCTCATAGTTATATTTATTGATATTTCTAACTACATAAAGAGATTCACAATTTAAGCAATTATACATAACTCGATAAATATATCGTTCAGTGTACCTTTTAGAATCCTTTTCAATAATAGATACATTTTTCTGTAAATACTGCAATGCAATGGAAACATTATCTTCTTCTGGGGAATAAGGGCTAGCTACTTTCCAATATGCTAACGTAATTGTATCGAAAAAATTCACATATAAAGCCGCTGCTTTATCACATGGATCTAGTTGCATCCATGCTTCATAAGTCAGCGGCTCGTCAATCTTTAAATAGTCATTAAATAATTTTTTAGTTTTGTGGAATGGTGAAATCTTAGATTGTAAAACATTATTAGGTCTAATAGTGTTAGGTATAACTTTTTTCATATTGATTTTCCTCCAAATTTGATACGTATTGATACTTATTGACGAGTTTTGATATTTAATTTATACATATATTATATATTATTTGAAATTAGAAAATATTAATAAAGTATTAAAAATTTATTAATTTTGAAATTCTTGCCCATACTTTAAGCAGAAATCACGATACATCACATCTTCTGGGATACATGACTTAGTATAATCAACCTGTATACGTTTAACATCACCATTAATAAATCGAATTATATATTGATAAGAAATACCTACATCGTTATTCTTTGTGTTAGAATTTGAAATGGAATCTATATACACATCAAAAATTTCCGTATATTTATATATAATTTTTCTTTGTATAATAGATAATTTAGATCGTGTACGTGTGGTACTATTTTGATAAAGACTTGTATAAATTACGCATTGTTGACTCTCTGCAATAAGTAAGTTACTATATTTATCACTATCGTTTTGTATAATAGAAAATATATCCATAGCAGGTTTCAAACTACACATTTTAAGTGAATTAGAAGTTTTTGAATCTAAATAAGTAGCTAGTGGCAATTTATAAATAGGTAGCATTTCCTTATTCAAATATGCGGCTTGATATTTAGAATTATCTACCTTCACAATTCTACATATTGTAATAAATTCAACTGGATTATTATTAGAAAATTCTGATACAAAGGTTGATATAACATTTGACCAATCAACTAATACACTATTGATATGAAATTCTAAAGTTTCACCATCATAATATACATGAACATATTCTTGATTGATATATATTGTCAATTTAGAAAAGAAATCAGTCACACTATTAACAGATAGATTTTCAATACATGACGTATGATAATCATCTATCATGTATTGGATTCTACCTTTGGAAGGTATTTCATAAGTTAAAAAACATGTATTTATATAATTAGGATCAAAAGATTCTATATTTTGATATATTCCGTCATCACGTAGTAGTATATGTTGCAAACCAATGCTCCCCTTACTAAAAAGGTCTACCAGACCAGAATCTATGAGGTTTCTTACGATATCTAGAATTATATTTTAAGATTTGTAGAATTTGTTGATATTCTTCATCATAATACTTCTTGATGTATGTATGAATATATTTATGTACTAAGGATTTCGACATACATACATTCTTAGCACACATACGTATACTTCCTTTTTCATTAAGAAACCAAGCACATATTTCATCACATTGATGTTTAATTTTTAATAGTCTTTCGAGTTCGTACCCGTAAACACTTAGATCGTCTAGGTCTACCATGTTTACACTTCCTTTTATCTTCAGATTTATCTGCAACTGACTCAGTTGTATAATGTAATAATGTGCGTAAATAACCGTTTTCCGTTTGTAGTTTGGTGTTTTCATCTAACAATTGATTAATTTGTTTATTCATTAAAGAAATAATACGATTTAAATTCAAGATTATATCCTCCTATATACGCTGTTCAAACAAGGTTTTTATATATTTCTCATCTTGCCATAAATCATTCAAATCCATACCATCTGGTATAGTAACCGATCTAACAATAGCTACAGATTTTAACGATTGTTTTAGACGTTTAGTTGCTCTATGACCAGCTTCATCTCCATCAAAACATAAAATAAATTCTTTTACACCTAACCGCTTTAACTGCTTAATTTGATCCCATGACCCTGTACCTAACAATGCAATAGCGGGATACCCATAACGAACAGCTGTAAGACAGTTAAAACAACTTTCTGTAATTGTAACAATTGGTACATTTTGTGATAATTCATACAAACCATATATTTGTTTATCAATACCTTTTGGCAAGTAAAAAGCTTTTCCAGAAATAGATCGTCTACATATATATTTTACACACCCAGACGTATCTTTAACTGGAAAAGTGATACACGGAACTTTACGTTTTCGTTCTGGCGGAATAAATTCTAAATCTACTCCAATATCATATTTTTGTATGATCTCATCTGTCAAACCTCTTTGATACATATATTCAGTTGTAAATCTATATTTAGATAATTCATCTTCTGATATAGCTGTATCATCTAAAGTATTTGTTTTAGCATGAATATATTTCAATGCAAAAGCATTATTAAGTTGTTGAACTAGATCTTTGGGTAAAAGCGATTCAAATTCAGATTCTTGTGAATCTATATATTCTAGTAATTCAGGTATATTTTGTGATATCCACTCTTTAGAATCTTGATTAATATGCTTAAATTTTAGTAAATCTATGATAAGCTCAGGTAATGATCTTACTGTATGGCAGGTAAAGCAATTAAAAGTTCCAGAATCTAAAGTTTTACCACCGGTATATTCAGATGTTAACGATATACCTGAAGAAGCCCTACGTTCTTGACCATCATTATGATAAGGACAATAACAGCTATACCAATTTCCTAAATCTTTATTTAATCTAATTAAATTATGAGATTCTAATATATGTAAAACATGTATGATATCATCTTTACTTAACTTCATCATAATATATCATCCACATAAATATCAATATCTAGCGATTGAATACGGTGATTAATATAATTATCATCTAAAGTTGAATTTAATTGATTTCTACAAGCTTCTACTGCAAGTCTATCTACTTCATTATTATACTCGTTGTTAGAATGACCTTTCACCCATATGAAGTTTAGCTTATTACACTTTGAATATTCTAATAATTCTAACCATTTATCTTGATTTTTAACGGAAGTCTTCTTAGAAGTTATCCAACCATTTTTAGCCCAACTACCTATCCAATTTTGATTAAATGCATTACAAATATATTGAGAATCTGAATATATATTTACTTCGCAATTCCGTTTTAATCTAGATAGTCCATAGCATATAGCTGATAATTCCATTCTGTTATTAGTAGTTATAGGGCTGCTACCCCAATCTTTCTTTATATGCCCTTGATATAGAAGCAGATAAGCCCATCCACCTGGACCCGGATTACCAGAACAAGCTCCGTCAGTATACAAATTAACTTGTTGCATCATATCACCTCTACTGATATTAACGATTCAGTTATGATTATTGCCTCCACGCATTAACCAAAACGTAGTTACCCATTTGAATTCTTTACATTGAACTCTTCTACCAGTGCGAATGCTGTATTCAATTTGATCACAAGGAATTTCTTCAATTTTAGCAGCTTGTTCAATGGAATCATAAATATTCCGTGAAGGAATACAAAGTAATTTTCTCATACTATCACCTAAAATTCAATGTCATCGTCATCATCGTCATCTAAACTATCAAAACCATCTATTGTATTTGAAGTATTTCCAATGGATATTGTAGAAGATACAGTTGGAACAGAAGTGGAAGTTGGTACAGGTGTATTTGCTGATTCTTCAACGTTTTCAACGTATTCCATATTACCAGTATTTGGATCCCAGCTATAGGAAAATACGGGACGTGTATTTGCTGCAGTTCTTGATTTTTCTAGTCGAATATCCATAATATGTTTTTCAAATATTTGACGCATAGTAAATACTTGTGTTGCAATTCTAGCCGGGTGGTCACTAGATTCAGCTTCATACATTGTAGGAAATGGTAAACCTTTTTCATCTTTAGTTTCTTTAGTATCTCTATTTGCTTGCATAGCTACAACTACTGCACAGCCATATGTTTTGCTAAGTCGAAATAATCCGTTACATATATCTTTATATTTGATAGAATCATTTGCAGCCCTCTTCTCTTCTGCAATATAAGAAAGACCATCGACAATAAGTAATTTTATATGATGTTTTTTGACTAATCGCTCTAATCCACTTACGGTAGTTTTACCTTCAGACATATCCTTATCTTCAACAACAAATGCATCTGTAGAATTTTGAGCTAGATCTTTTAAATAATTCAAATATTCTTCGGTATAATTACCTCTAAATAAATCACTATTTTTGAAATGAGATCTCCATGTATCAAATCTAGCACCAATAAAACAAGATTGCATCTCCGGAGAATAGAATAAGACAGGAAATCCATTTGCTTGTGCAGATTCCATCATCTTAGTACATACCCATGAATTATGAGTTACAGTATAACCATCAGTTATATATGTATGTGATTCGTTATCAAGTAAAATACATTGACATTCTGTCTTACCTACATATTCAATACGAGTAATTATTTTATAGCTTCGATTTGAATCAATAACATTCTCAGTAGTTACAAAATAACCGCTAGCTTGACCATATTCTACCTCATTAGGGAATAAAATTGTAGCATCAAACTCTAGCTGACCGCACAAATCAACGGTATAAGTAGTATCAGACTTCCTAATATCCGATAATTTTAATACTTCATATTCATCAGATATGCGATTGATACGCTTATCTATATCAACTACTTCCCAAAGATGGTCATCACAGCATTCTGCATATGTTCCATCATCAAAATGTACTCTGTAATAATCTTTTACACCTTGGGGGAAAATTTGAATAACCTTACCGTTATCATTATTCTTTCCTATAAGAGTATCGCCAATTTGAACTTCACCCATAGTTTTCCAACCATGCGGTGTTAAGACTTTGCTCCATAATGGCTGTGCTTTTCCGCTATTAGTACGTGCAATAATTACTAACAATTCTTCGACAGTAGAAAGTCCACCATATAAACATTTATCAATCTGCTTAAATCCTGTAGGGATTCGTTTTTGTTTATTAAATTCTAATATTTGTTGAGCACGTTTATCAGCATCTTTTACAATATTTAAAGGCTGAGATGTATCTAATTCTGAGGCTCTATCTACTTGATTGGAAAGATATTCCCAAGCTTCCGAAACATCCGCAGAACCTAAATCTGATAATTTATTAAATGTTTCAAGTAATAAAATTTGCTGCTTATTTTTACGTAACCCATCTTCTAAAAATTGAATAGGTTCGTTTACTTGTACTAATACAGTATCTTCGAATTTAGCTTGAAAAGTAAATACATCAGGAACATCGCCATATTGCTGTTTATGTTCTAAGATAAATCGGATATGTTCTTTGAACACTGCATAATATGATTCGTCATAAGCACAAAGCCTATCAAGTTCAATTGACGAATCTGTTGTTAATATTTTTGAAATTACTTGTAATTCAACAGAACTCGTCATTGATCCTTCACCTCGTTTAACTTATCTATTAACCTAGTAAAGAATACCGAAGTAGGTACTCCAACTAACTGATCAATTCCCGGTATTACTAAAATAGTAGATTGATCTACCGATCGTCGACTCTGCATTATCTGCAATAACGTTTGAGATTCAAAATCTCCGAACCTCACATAATCCATTCCGTTTATGATTACATACCGTTCAGATTTTAACCATATTCTCATATATTCTAACGACTCTGGTTCATACCTACTATTCCAGGAATCTTTTAGCTTCTCAATATACTCAGAAAAATTAAGCTTATATATTCCTTTGCTAAAAGCTAAACCGGTGCCATGTAATGAAATAGCAACATAACATAAAAAATCACCAGATTTCACAGTATCTTTAGCATTGACAATTTTAATTTTTCCTATAGAATTGTCAATAATATTTCGATAAACTGTAAATTCTGATGTATTTTTAAGTATAGGATTGTTCATTTCAATATTGCAACGTTCCATCCAATAAGAAATTTCTGCATTTCGTGCACATGATCTATCACAATTTTGTTTATCACATAAAGATGTGTAGATACAATTATGCACTTTCATTCAACCTCCTAATTATTGGATTTCTACTCATAATTCTAGATACACGGGATTCAACACATTGTCTAGCAATGTCTACAACATTTTTATACCCATGCTTAATATACATATCGCAAGGCATATACAAGACTAGAAACTTATCTAAGGTTCCCCAAGGTTTATAGTTATGGTCAATATGTTTGACATCACGTTCTAGTAGATACCTACGAATCACATATTCAGCAATAATTGGTTTAGTTTTAGGTAACCCTCTAGTATCTTTCAACGAGTCCCACACATCAGTAGTTTTATGCAGTTGACCATCAATCTCAATAAATTTCCAAAAATCAACCCATTTAGGTTCTCCGTTAGATTTTCCTTCTCTCTCCAAAAATTCTATTAAGGGATATTTAATTATATTGTCAATAAGCTGATCCCGCGAGAAGCCGTCGATCTTTATAAAAGAACCTACGAATTCATCATAATCTAAACCGTCAATACGCTCATTAAATAATTCATTTCTTACTTGTAATTTTACGTTAGGATATAGATTCATTAGATCTGATTCGGACATTGAATCAACTTCTGTAGTTAAAGTGACCTCACATTGTTTAGTTGGTATCAAAGGTAAAGAACGATAAATTACATAATGGTTACCGTTTACAATACCTTCACGATATATTGAATTGACATCGAAAAACGGTACAGGAGGTCCTTTGATTGATAAATCTTCTAACGGAGTAGGATTCAATATAGTTTCTACTGATGATTCGGTAACTTCTTTCAAGTTATTCACAGTTTCAACAGAGTTATCAACAGATTCAGAATTAGAAGATTCCCCTTCTCGTAGATCTATATAGCATTCAGCATAATCTGATTCAACTATATCAATATCCCACTCAATATCAGACTCACGAATATAATATTCCCCTAGTATAGATTCTAAATTTTCACTATGAGGCACATTATAAAAATTAGATAAACGTATTGGCTCTTTAAACATTAAAGATACACAATAATTATTCATCCAGTTAGTTGTCACATTGAACGCATGTATTAAACGACGTTTGAAATCTCGAGTACCATCGTAATGATTACAACCAAATTCAAATAATTTAGAAAAATATAAAGATAATTCAGATTTAACTTTTAATGGGTATGGATATCTATCTACCAGTTCTGTAAATCTTAATTTCATATTCCACCTCAAATTGCAACAGATTGCGGATTAAACCACTGATTAACACACTCTACATCTTCTAACAGTGTAAATCCTAAATTCTTTAATTTATTTTTCGTTTCTATCAATTTATTTACAACATTTTCTGGTACTTGACTAATGGATAAAAATTTACTATGACAATTAGCAGGTAAAGAATAACAATCTTGAAACGCACTACCTTTTGACTCTAACACACTAAACCAATTTTCAAACTCTGTGACTGAACGAGAAATATCATGATCTATAACCTCATCATATGCAAAACTGCATAATATTTTAAGTACCCATAAAGGAATATAATCAACTTTGTAATTCTTAAATTTTGAGGTAAACCGTATCTTATACCACCTATGAATGTAGTTAATTGCAGACCCTAACCAACTATCGTTACTAAACGCAGGGAACTTGATGTTGCTCAAATTATCTAGTTGCTGACAATATTGTTTCATCATATATTTTCGATTGACTTGACTAGATTTCTTCGCTCTTTTATACGGCATTGTGATTGCAAGTGTAGTAGATTCGTCAGCTTGAGAATCTGCAGACTCTGTCGGCTTATCAGAAGATTTCGATTCGGAAATGCTAGTATCTGTTGTGACATCATTAACAGTATTATCAGTAACCGGTGTAGGCTCAGAATTAACTTCATTACGCAACCAATCCTTACCTTTCAACAATTTCAGTGTTACCGGCTTAGCATCACCGTTAGTTGCATATCTAAGACTATTACATTCACTAGCTAGAAGTTTTGCTTCTGCAGTTATATCTTCAATTATAGATTTAACTAGTTCAGAGGTATCGGATGACTTACGACATTTTTGGCTAGTCTCTTGGAAATCTCTACGTATTACTTTTATATAATTTAATATTGATTCTAAATCTTTGAATTCCATACTACACACCTCTCTAGCATTTGATAATTAAAAAAGCTATTCCAATGTATCTAACATTATTTACATCTTACCTGTATCAATTTAACTAGAGACATCTATTTCTAGAAGTTCAGCCACCCTAGATTTTAATTGATACAGCTAAGTTATAAACAATGTGGCTGATTACATTGGAATAGCTGTCTGCTAAAATATTCAATTACACGGTTTAAACCTGCTTTCACTTACTATTAACGATACTGCTGTCAATTAGTAAACTCAAGCTATAATTTTGAAAACTAACTATGTAGACAATTCTGCAATTAAGCTCTGCTCATCTACTAGGTTATTTCCTTCCTGTGTCTATAGTATAGTACAGAATTTAAGAAAAGTCAAGCATTTTTTAATATTTTTTTTTGAAAAATTTTAGCAAACCATATCAAATACTTGATATCAGTGGTTTTGAAGTTAAAATTTATTTTGAATGCTTTTGATATTTAAATATAGTTAACTAGTGAAATTATATCAATACTAATGATATCAAGTGTTTGACCATAATCTACCATATACACCCTACACCCCGACCGGGGTGGTGGCTAAATGGTATCAATGTGAGATTGGATGTCCTGCGGACAGCATCAATTGATAGAGTTTTGAGTAGATTTGAGTAGAAAATTATCAATGTGAGATTTTAATACAGAACGAAAAACCCCGAAGGTGGTTTTTGGAAAAGTATATAATACTTTTCTTTTTTATAATTTAAACTTTATTTAATAAAGTTATTCTATATTCTCTAAGATATTCTAAAAATACTCGCAATCACAATGTACATTGTATACAATACGTGCGTATCACCATACTTTTCAAAAGTTACTATACTTTACTTATTAAGATTTAAGTACTCTAAAAATTCCAACTAGGGCTTCTAATCGTAATCACCACATTCAATATTATCTAAAATCTATATTGTCAACCTTAAAAATCTTAAAATTTACAGATTATTAATAATTTTCGTAAGATTATATAAAAATTAAACTAAAATTTCTATATGTAACTGCAATAAAATCTTTTAAATCTTATCAAAATCTGATAAAATATATGTATCGGCTACCTATTATAACGGATTTGAGGGGTAATGTAATATGACATCTGAAGAAATAAAAGCAGAAACCATTAGACTCTATGATTTGTTACCACAAGATGATGAAGAAGCCAGAAAAGCCAGAATTGATATAAGAGATAAAGTTATTGAATTGAATTATACGTTTTTTGGATATGTTGCATCTCATACATTTCCAAATAATAGATATATCACTTATGAAGATAAATTTCAATCAGCTTTATGTCATTTTTGCTCATGTTGGCATTGGTATCGGTTTGCAAAAAGATATAGAACAGATTTATCGTTTGCTACATTTTTTAAGCCTCGTATTAGTGAAATGATTGATAGAGAATTTACAGAAGTACGATATTCTGTAAATCGGTCTTTACGAATGGAAGTTGGAGAGCAGATTGGTAAACACTGGGCACAAGTTAGATATGAAGATTTGTCAGATGAACGGGTTAACATTACTCCTGATAAGATGAATTCTTTAAAAGCAATTTTTGGTACTTTATATTATGCTGATATTGAAGATTTTTCTCCGTATCTAAGAATGGAGTCAGAAAATTATAGTCCTGTTGAAAAATTAGATGATAAATATAATACTATCGAAGATTTGTTGATTAGAGAGATGGTTCAGCAAGAATGCAAGTTAACTGATTCTAAATTATTGAAATTATCTGATATCTATGGGATTAAGTTTAATGAGTTGAAAGATAAATTACCAATCGCAGAATCTCGTTTATATAAGATGTGTCATGATGCTGTCGATATTAATGAAGAACTTGATGTGCTGATATAAAAAGAAAGAACTCGTTGCTAGATTCGTTTCTAACATCGAGTTCTTTTTATGGAATCTTTACGATATTTGGCGCAGATCAAACGAATTAATCTCTTACATAATCGTTATACGCCTCAACAATTGCACCTAGAGAATAACCTTTGTCTAACAGCCAAGAAGCACAGTCTTCCAGGTTATCTAGGTCAAAAACATAAGAATCTAGTTCTTGTGTTATAATTTCGGCAGGTGCATCTTGAATAAACGCTGATACAGATTCAAGACCTACTTCTTCAATTGCATTTTCTGGATCAACTTCTTCGCCATTTATATTCAAATCCTTACCATCAGTGACACAGATGTAGATTGTATCTTTATCAATATAAGACCCTGGCATTTGATCAATTTGAATATCATCAAATCCGTGTTCATAAATTGAATATACAACAAATAGACTTGAATTTTCGTCAACTATTTTCTTCACATCAGATAGGTCTGCTTTGTAGTACACAGTTCCATAATCTGTTGCAGATGTTATCATAACATGATCGTGTTCTGATTTCTTAGATTTTGTAATTTTCATAAACAATCACTCCATTTAATTTATTCCATTTGGTAATTTAGTTCTTTTATCTCCAGTTAGTTTTCGATATTTATAATTATTTCTAATGTATCTCCAAAAATATCTACCTTTTGAAGGAGCTGAAACCCATCTTCTAAAAACAATTATTGGTACATCAAAATACATATAGATATCGTCAGGCTGACCGTTTTTACCTTTAAATTGAACAACAACATCACCAACATTATCTTCAATGTTGTCTACATCCATACCATATGAGTATATATTTGAAGACTTTACTCTTACTAACGTATCAAGTAAATCTTTAGAACTCGCGCATTGTATATATTCACTTTGTTTTGAATTAAATATAAACATAATTTCTATACGTTTAATATATCGTTTCACAAATAAATCACCCACTATATAGAAGGTGATTTATAGAAATCAAACTGTGCAAGCGTTTACAATGCTTACGAATCTGTTTAAGAAAGTTGGATCAAATGTTACAGCTTGGAATTTAGATTCATCTGATTGAGATTTTCTAGCCTTGTAATGAGTCATATAATCGCTATATGCATTAACAAGTCCCCAAATAGAACCTTTAAAGTTTTGATTATCTTCATCATTATAAGCTTGAATGAATGCATCACGTTTTGCTAAAGCATAAGATTCAATATTTTGAATTGGAAATAGGTTATCAATAATTGATTCAAACTCTAAAGGTGATACTTTCTTGGATGCAAGTTTATCTGCAAGATTCTTAAATTCTGCAAGATAGTCGACAGAATTTTGCATGACTTGTTGTGCTACAACCAAATTAGCATGCATATCTGAAGTATGTCTAATGTTAATAGTGTTATTAGCATCTCTAAATGCGTAATTAAACTGATTTTGACATACAATTCTTAAAGGTGTAATTGCAGCTTTTACAGATGAAATCCCATTATGACTATTTTGAAAAATAATATATGGTTCAAATTCATCACTTAGAATTTCAATTTTTGGTAATTTACAAATAATATATACAATTCCAGAAACTGTTTCACCAGCTTTAACGAACGTTACTTCGCCTTGAAGTTGATCAATGAAATCAAAAGCTTCAATATTTTGACAAATAGAATAATTAGAACTAACTGCTCCATATATGTGGTTATCTGATTTTCTTACGGTAGCTACTTTACCGGGTACAACTAGACCACTTTCTAATTGAATTGGTTGAGTTTCAACCTCATAGTTTAATTTACAGGATTCTAATACATCTTCTAAACTTGTGATATTTGTTATGTCTTTACCTACATTTGCCCATGTTGCTACTCTATTCATTTGAATACATCTCCTTAATTTTCTATAATTTATTTTCTACACTAACAGTATAATATAGAAATATTAATAAAATATTAACTATCTGTAAATAAATTATTAAGAAAATTAAATACCTACATATAAAGTACATCATATGTAGGTAAACTCAATTACATTAAATTGTAAAATTCTTGTCGTAATGCGTGATCTGTATCAAATTTACCACGCATAGCTGCAGTCTTAGTGATAGTACCAGGTTTTTGAATACCTCTCATTGTCATACAATAATGTTCTCCAGATATTACAACAATGACATCTTCACTATTAGTTGCTTGTTGAATAATATCAGCAATATCATGACCTATTCTTTCTTGTAATTGAGGTCTTTTACATACACTATCGGCAATTCTAGCGATTTTAGATAATCCTAGTACTTTTCCATTCGGAATATATCCAACGTTAATATCTAATTTCATAGGTAGTAGATGGTGTTCACACATTGAGTAACAGGTTATATGTAGTTCGGTGACTAGATCATTAGATTCAATATCAAATGATTTTGAATTGGTACAAGCAATTGTTGAATTGTCCACTTCAATGTATTTAAAGATTTCCTGATATGCTTTTCTAACACGTTTTGGTGTTTCTAGTAATCCCGGCCTATCAGGGTTTTCACCTAATGCTAATAAAATATTATATACTGATTTTTCAATTATAGAATCACAATCATCTATATTTGTAAATTGTTTTAATCTATCCATTTAAACACCTCTTTCAGACGGGTCCCAAATGTACTTATGTATTTGTAATTGGAATCTTACATTTTGAATATTATTTTCTAAAATATAATTTACTATATCTTGTAGTTGAATTGAACCTAAAACCGGACTAACAAATACATGGCATGATGGTTTAGCTAAATGTAGTATAGTTTTCATTTCTTCCAAATCTTCAATAGAACCAACTACAAATTTTAAGATGTCACAATCTCGTAATTTATGTAGATTTTCGTATACCATCTTATCGTGCATTTTAGATGATGGACCTTTCCAATCCATTGTTACAATCACATCATATAAATTTCGATATGGTGTAATATCTACACAACCTGAAGTTTCAATTTCTACTGTATATCCATTTATAAGTAATTGTAAAATTAAATCATGTACATCCGGTTGAATTAGTGGTTCACCACCAGTTAGAATGATGCGTTTACATGCATATTGTTCAACTTCCTTTACAATTTCCATAACAGACATTTCCGTATAATCAGAACCTTCATAAGAATAAGAAGTATCACAATAACTACATCTTAGAGGGCATCCATATGTTCTTATGAAAATTGCAGGAAAACCAGATTGAATACTCTCACCACTTATACTATAGAAAATTTCATTTATCTTCATAATTAATACTCCCACGGAAATTTAATCCAATTATCTGTTTTTTCATATACGTAGAAATCAGGTAATACTTTAGATTGTTTATGATAATACATTGTAGCAATGTAGTATTGTTTCTTCGTTTTATCTATATCATAATGTTGTAATGATATACCTGTATCTGCAATATCATCTACGATTAAGCAAGATTCGCAAGGTGCAAGTAATAAAGGGATGCTTAATCTGTGAGATAGCATAACTGCTAGTACTAACCCACCTCTAGGTAACCCGTATACACCAGAAAACTTACGATTGTCTAATTCTGCTATGTCAGAAATCTTTCCTACAAAATTTTCAACCTGTTTCCAGTCTACATGTTCTACATTATTCATCTTTAATCACCTCAGGTGTGTATGTAGCAATATTTCCTTCACTTTCTTGCACATCAACTTTATAACAATAACCCGTATCGCAGATAGTAGTAGCTTTTTCACAAATCCATTTAGCAAGATTTTCAGCGGTAGGATTTATACCGGGAATAAGTTCATTTAAATATCCGTGATCTAAATAATCGTGAATTTCTTTCTTTAGATTTGTAAAATCAACAACCATTCCAGCAGCGTTTAAGGTTTCTGCACAGCAATAAACGGTTACAATCAAATTATGCCCATGAAATCTTTGACATTTAGATTCATAGTCTAGGTGTAAATTATGAGCGACAGCTAATTCCATTCTTTTAGATACATAGTACATTATTAAAGTTCCTCACTTTCGTATTCAATTGGGTCTGTTTTTTCAAAAGCTCTAAATGCATTCAACCTATCAATACAAGTTGCACATTTACCACAAGCTTTCTCTCTACCATTATAACAAGATGTAGTTAGAGCAAAAGGTGCAGATAATTCAAATCCTAACCATACAATATCTTGTTTTGTTTTACCAACAAATGGTGATTTAATATGACATTGATTATATGTGCCGATTTCAATTGCTGAATTAATTGATTCAATAAAATCTAAAGAACAATCAGGGTATGCATCATTAGCAGAATCGTCCATATGGTTAGCTAAGTATAGGAATATATTATCATTAGGATATAAAGATAGCGCCTTAGAAGCCAAGATCGATAGCATCAGCCCATTTCTAAAAGGGATATAACTGGATACTTTCGTAGAATCTGATTTAGATTGTTGTTCAATATATGACCCTTCCGAAATATCGGAATTATTATCAGCTAATAATGTAGAATTACCACCTTTGAAAATATCACAGATATCTATTACTTCGTGACGTACACCATAATGTAGTGATACTTTCTCCGCACTTTCCAACTCTCTGAAATGCTTTTGACCATAATTAAAGGAGATCGTAGATACATTATCTGCACCATGCTCTTTAATAGCTAATGCAAGACAAACCGTAGAATCTAGACCTCCGGATAACGATACAATTGCTTTGTTCATTTTAAATTTTTCCTTTCTGTTTTTAAATATATCTAAACAGTCTAGCTAGGTGTCAGAAACTGTCTAGACTGTTGTTAGTTAATTACATGTCGTACTTAACATTTCGATTAGAAGCATCTCGTAAGACATCAAGTTTTCTTTGTTTTTCAAAATCAAGATAATCACCATATTGATCTGCATAAGTAAAATACGGAAAGATCGATATGCCCCCTCGTGGGCTAAATACACCTCTCACCTCTAAGTATTTAGGATCAAGTAGATTTACTAGATCTTTACCAATAGTATTCACAACATCTTCATGAAAACTACCTTCGTTTCTATAACTAAATAGATAAAGTTTCAAAGATTTACTTTCCACCATCTTTTCTTTAGGTATATAGCTAATAACTATTTTAGCAAAATCGGGCTGTCCGGTGAGTGGACAATTTGTCGTCAGTTCATATGCATCAAATGTAACAACATAGTCATTTTCTTGATGCTTGTTGATAAAAGTTTCTAGCACTTCTGGTGAATACGTATTTTTATATTGTGTATTACCGCTTCCAAGACTTTTAACTGTATCAAATTCTTCTTTTGATCTTAATAATTTTTCACTCATTTTAAATTCTCCTTCGTGTACTTCTTTTGAAGAGATTCAATTTTAGTAGATACTGCCGTATTGGAAATAATACCTTTTTGACTTAATTCTGTAGCTAACCATTTAATGTAGTCTTGTATGGCATAGTATATACATTTTCTGTCAATAGTGATAGGCAATTCTTCTATATCTTCTAAAATTACAGGAATGTAGTCAAAAATGACATCTTCATATGAATTCCATAAAGCTTTGTAAAGTTGTCTATCTGTTGGAAATTTATTCGTTGATTTCAATTTAGATATTCGAGGTAGGAAACTCCAAATTTCTTTCTTTCAGTGGTTTCGTTCTTGAACACTTGGAAATAGTAAAACTTTGATTAAATGTACAACAATTTCTTCGCTAGCATCTTCTAGTTTACGAAATGTGTCGAAGTTTGATCTTGCCCAGCTATAAATATATCTAAACATATTAATCACCACACAAATTTATGTGAATAAAATTCACCATTATCAATTAAGATATTTTGACCCGTACAGCTACGATTGATAGCTGTTATGAAATATATCCAGTCAGCACATTCTTCGGGTGACATCCAACGTTTCAAAGGAGTTAATTCCATAATTTGATTCCATTTTTCTTCGTCATCTATAACTTGTTGATTTAAGCTAGTAGTAACACCGCCAAATGATAATGCATTGCAGGTTGCACCAAATTTTGCAAGTTCTTTAGCTGTCCAAATAGTATATGAAGCTACCCCACCTTTGGATGCCACATAAGTATCAAATTCAGCGCCATGTAATGAACTAGCAGATGCAAGATTACATATTGATTTAATGTTTTCTTGTAGACCGTATTTTCGAGTTGTATTGATAAGTCCTTCTAAATTAGTGGATATGCATTTATTAATTTCTTGAGTCCCGGCATTATTTATTAATATATCTACATTTTCAATATCAGGAAGTGTATCAAACTTTGATACATCTACAATATGATGTTCATACATGAATACATTGGATGTAGGTTGTTTAGGATCTATATCAAGACCATGTACAAAATAGCCGTTCCTAATAAATTTTTGAACTGTAGCTGCTCCGATACCTTTACTTGATCCTGTGATTATTGCAATTTTTTGATTCATAATAGTTACCTCTTATAATTTGAATATTGATTTATGTTGATGTAGTATATCTTTCTCTAAATACATATTATAGTTATCAAAGGGAATATTTTGAATATAATTAATAATTCGAGGTATGTGTGTTTCGATTTTTAGATCTTTAGCACACCTTTGTAGATGTTGTAATTTCTCAATTCTAGATTTCTTAATTTCTTCAAATTGAAGTTCATCGACAGGTTCTTGAAATGAAATTTTACAACCTAACGCCCAATTACGTCCGAATTGAGATATACCTATAGAAGTTCTATAGGTAGTTTTATTGTAGAAAAACCTCATATGTGGCATCTTACATGTGATACTTCTTACAGGATGTATATTACAATAATAGTTGCCATCATAATCTTGTAGCCATGAACACACATCACGTTCAGGTCTAATGGTCTTATTCTTAAGAAATTGTATATTCGTAAAGTGTTTAAATACATATAAAGTAATGTCATGACCATTTATATCCATAATATTTGGAATAATATTATGTCTTAATTTTACAATAGATGCATAATCTAGATTAGGATACTTCTGATAAAATTCTGATTCAGATATGTTGCATATGTAATCATACTCACTTTGAGTATATACATTGTGTTCGACCAATGCACAGCAATTACCGCAAGAATTACAAGCATCTGTGTGAAAAAATGTCGATGATAAAACAATTGAATTAATAGGTCTCGTATGATCTTTACCTTCTACTTGAATATTATCTTTTGAAACACAAGAAATATATGTTATTAATTTTTCAATATTATTTATAGACATCAACGCACCTCATAATATATATAATAGATTATATATATATATTAACGATTATCTATAATTCTATTTAAGTATTCTTCTCCAACCTTACTTTTCTCCCAGGATCTACATACTTTAAATCCGATTGGTGAAAATACTATCTCAGATACTAATTCCATAAGTGCACCTGTTAATGAACACATAAATACTTGAGTCAATGACCATCCAAAGAATGTATAGCTGACTATGAACGCGAAAATTAGATTATCAACAAATTGGCCTATAGCTGTAGACACATATGATCTAACTGCAAAGGTTCTAAAATTATTTGATTCCATTAATTTTCCAATCCCAACATTAATTACTGCGTTCACAATTGCTGCAACAACAAATGCAACGGTAGATCCTAGAATTACATACCAAGTTCCTCCAAATGTAGAATCCAGGGCTGTATTAACAATGTTATCTTCGTAAGTATAGAACACAGACCAATTTCCTGATATTAATGATAGTAGAAACAATATTAAACTTACTGCCAGATTGATTATAGTAGCTAGTAAAGACAACTTTATAGCAGCTTTTCCACCAAATCGTCTGGTTAGCATATCCATACATAAGAATACAATCCACGATAATGCAAACCCACAATCTAGTGCTAGCCAGGGTAGGTTTAATAGTTCTTTTCCTGCGAAAATATTCATCAATACAAGTGCAATACATAGAAATACCATTACCAGTGGTGGAGTATTACGAATTAGTAGTTTCGTATCTTTCCATTCATTGATAATGGTTTGTTTAAAGTTATTCATAATTATTCATCTCCTTTTTAGGTATTTGTTTTAAGTCAGGGTTTTAAGGATTACGAAACTGACTAGCAAGTTTAGTAAAGGTTACAAATTGTATTCAATCAATTCTGGATTATCGTATATATTTCCAAGTATTTCAAAAGTTATATTTTCTCCTAATTCGTATTGTTGTAAATCAAATAACGAATACATATATGCATGCTTAGTTATAGAAGTTTTGAAAACATATGATAATTGTTCTTCCTCATATTGTATAATATAGATTGCAGAATTCTCGTTAGAACTTGTACATCTAACGATATCACCTTCAAATATTCGGTTTGCATTACGATCATATAAACCTATGAATTGACCTAGAGTATGGAAGTCTATTGCATACATCTCCTCTACGGTTTGCCCATAATTCGGTCTAATATATGATGAATAGCTATCACTTATAGTGTAATCTGCAACATATGAACCATATATCCAATCTCCAGTATTAATAGCTTTACCTCTAAAATCAACTTCTTTCATAAATATCACCCCCTTCAAATATATTAACGATTCAAAAAAAGACAACAGATTTAACTCTGCTGCCTGTTTGCAAACTATGGAATTCAAGATATTAATTGATAATTATTTCATGTCGTCTTCTAATTCACGCATCACATCGTCTAGTGCTTTATACAATTTCTCAAATTGTACTTTATGTTTATCATAAATTCTTTCATCCATTGTATCAATAACGTCTAATGCATTATCAAATTTACGATATACATATTCTAGTTCACGATTTGTTTCATAACCTTTGCTAGCTTTAATATACATGTTCTAACCTCCTATCTTAAATATATTGTATGATAGGTAAAATTATTATATGTTTATGCTGAATATTTATACTAAGAATCAAATTCTTCGTTATCTATAGCTGATTTTAATTGTGAACCATCAAAATATACAATTGGTGCATAATCAAAAGATGGGTTTGCTTTAGGGTAATCATATATTGTATCATTATATTCGCACCAAACATGTATAATATTTGAAATTGCAGTTAAATTAGAATCTAATGATCCTAGTACTATAATAGGATTTTGGTGTAGTCTATATTTAGCAATTATGAAGCATATTGCAGCATATACATAGCATACAACATTACCATCAGATTGTAATTTATATCCTAATGATAATGCTATAGGTCTAACTAAATCATGCCGTTCTGCTTTATGATTCATAATTGAATTAAGCTCTGAATTTTCTAATTCGTCTACTTCTGACAATACAATATCTCGGTCTTGTAGAATTTTTCGTATATTTTTGAAATATGATAAAGCATTGCTTTTTAGCTTAATTTCTGAATTACATCGAATATATCGTTTCAATTATATCACCACCTAGAAAATAAAATCATATAAGTAGAAAAATTTATTTAATCTTTTGAGCGTATTTTGATAGATGCTCTGTACAATTGAATCAATAGAATCGTATCGTTTAATATCGTATTTATCAAAAGAAATTAATTGATTCGGATTTTCATTTGTATAAATATTAACTCGAATATAGTTATCGTATGTAGTTATATTAATGTTGACAATCATTTCATGTACTTCAGTATCATCAATATCTCGTAATTCTTCGATTATTTGATAGTATATGGTAAAATAGACATCATACATATTTGCTGATTTTCGATATTCAAAAGCTGATTCAATATGATTATATAACGATTTCCCAATAGTATTAATTAACTTAGATCCAGAAAGTGCTAAATCACTACGTATATATCGTATCATACAATACACCTCAATTACTTTTGATTCTTAATATCTGTCCATCCGGATTCTGTACGTATTTGAACTAATTCTACTAATTTCCAACGTTGAGAACCATCGGATTCTTTACACATCTTCCATATCTTGGCTTGAGGTTCTAATACAAATTCAATATTCATATTATCAGGATTCATAATAAATCGTATACAGGTATTATCAGATGAGAACGAATGTACTGCTAGCCTTAAAGCTGCGTATTCTCCAGGTAAAAGTTCTGGTGAATCTGTAAACTCAAACTCTCTATATGCTAATGCGTCAGTACCTGTAAATGGATATTCTCCAAAAATAGCAGTATCATTTACACTAGATCCTGGATAATTTAAATTAAAATTTGCAGAATCAACAGAAAGTGATACTTGAGATGAAGTTTGACCTGAGGATGAATAAGTAGGAAAATATCCTAAGGATTGTCCATTCCATATCATCTCCACTTCACCAGTATAATTTATTTTATCAATATAAAATGTATATGAAGCTTGACCACCATTAGCTGCTAAACCTACTTGACCAGCATCAGACCAAAATGGTGTTGCATTGCCATTAATAATATTATTACAAGATACTGTTTGAATTCCAATTTTAGTGAATTGTATTTTATCTGATGTGTTATTTTGAAATATAATAGCAGCATCATGTTGTCTCCAGATACTGGCGAATGCCCAGCTATAATGAGGTCTATCAGAAGTAGGGGTATAATTAGATCCTATACCATCATATATGTAGGGTAGATTAAGTGGATCATACATGTACCAACCGTTTACAAAACTCATATTAATCCTCCTTCGGCATATACAATTCCCAAGTTCTACCTTGATCAGATTCTGTAAGTATCCATACGGGTAGAAAACTCCATATAGCTACTACAGTAGAATCAGAACGTACATTTTGATAATTTCCCATCCAACCCATAAATACATATCCAGGCCTGGTAGGTGCTTCTGGAGGTGTCACAGATCCACCATAAGGTACATCTGTATAACGGACTATAACTGTACCGGAATACCCATCTTCAAATGTAACTATAAAAGTTTTTGACTGAAATATGGCATATAAATCTGTAGGAACATTATCGTTAAAATTAGATCCGATTATATATTGTGCTGAAGTAGCATCTGGATTAGTAGAATATCTTTGAAATATTTGACCAGAGGTAGATATACTATCAGTTTTTGTAACAGAATACGAAGGAATTACATATGCAATATTATGAGATTTGTATTCTGTATATGTATCGTACAGTCTATCATTGGGTGGCACATATATTTTACCACCGTTACCATGCAACATAATTTCATATTTCCATTTAGCATAGATCGTTATACTATTTGTGACGGTATAAGATGAATCAATATTGTCGTTACCATTTAATGATAATGTCCATGCATCTAATATGCATCTATCTCTAGTAGGTGTAGGTAAATCACCAATATTTGGATTTTGATATATTGCATATAATGTTACAGAATTATTTTCTGTATAGGTTTGATTTGGTTGATACCAAGTTCCAGAACCACTTGCATTAGTGTTCCAACCTTGAAAAATACAATTTACAATTTTAGAGATAGGTGATACATATCCACCATTAGGTTCAAAATTTATAGTATAAGATTTAGTCGGAATAGTACCAGATAGTTGAATATTTTGACCGTAATTCTTATTTTGAGGACCAGGTGCACCAGAACCACCATTAGCATCGTATGTAATTGTATAAGTAATAATTTCCCATTGTGCATATATAGTACGATCACTAGTTACATTGGTGTAATCACCATTCCAACCTATGAAATTGTATCCGTCATTAGCACAAGTTGGTGGTATAGCAGAACCACCATATTCTACGAATTGTGATAATTCCCCGCCGCCAGTTCTATAACCTCCAGCTAAATCAAATATAACTGTGTATCCTAATCCTTCAATATATACTGTTTGATCAATATTACAGTCAGATGACGTATTTGTATAGAATCCACCTATAAATGATACATTGATTGGTGATAGAGATGAAAAGGTACCAGACATCATAATTCGACCATCTGTAGGTGTACCCGGCAGGTATTCATATTGTTTGGTATCGGTTAAAGAAGAATTTATGTATAAACTCAAATTAGAAGTCTGTATCCATGTAGATCCGGAAGCTAAACTTCCATCAGCAATAACTGAATAGTTAATAGTAGCTAGTTGACCGGAAGTAGATGCAATTGAAAGTTCAATTCTATATCTCCATCCATCATGACCTTGCGGAGTATATATAACATTAGGATTTAAACTTGCCATTTATATACCTCCATCAGTTACCTGAGAATCCCCAACCAATTCCAATAGATCCCACAGGAACACCATCTGCTGGAGGTTGTGTATTAGAAATATATAAGCGTAGACCATTTGGAAATTGTATATAATTTTGAGGTAATCCAGCTTTTACAGCTTTTAAGTCATTCCCTAACACATCAATAGATTTATTATTAGCTAAAGCTTCTAAGATTGATGCAATGGTAATATTGCTACCTTCTGGGATTAATTTTTCTAATGATCCAATATTAAATGTAGTATTACCTACAGTTACATTATTTGCAGTATAATCATTTCCAATAGGTAATTGATCACCCGTATCTGCATTATTAGACGTAGCAATGGATAAGATTTTAGATTTACCTGTTTGAGTTAACTGTCCTTGAGCTTTCGCATCTGAACTAATTATATTTTCATATTGTAATTCTTTCAATTCTATTTTAGCAGCAGGTACTAGTGTACCATCTGGACCAATAATTTCAACTGTACCATCGTCAGTATTCTTATTCATACCAAAAGTACCATCAAATGTATCTTCATAATCTTTAAGTTCTTCTTCGGTTGCATCTTCAAACATCTTAATAGTTCCAGGAGCTACAATATCAATAGGGTTAAGATAATTATCACCTTTTGAATCAACAAATGTACCATATAATGCAGGAGGATATATATCTTTTTTCTGGTATATTGTAAGTATTGCAGTACCATCACCTAAAGTAGTAAAATCATCTACATTCGTATTAACTCTAGCATTTTGGTAATATGTTTCATAATATGTTTCCGGTTTAGTTGTTTTCATATCAATAACTGCAGTATCATTTACAACTAAGGATTCAGAACCTGCAGGTAATTGTCTTTCGTATTGACCGTGTGCAAAGTATGAAATATAAGAACTAGGAACAGAAAATACAATTTTAGATGCCCAAGGGAATAATCCCGGACCTAAAAAATCACCATCTTGAGGACTTCTATTAGGTCCAACAACAGAACCATCTAACCCAGATAGTCCTTGTACTACGGTTCTAATCGTAAACCCGGTTAAAAGAATTTGAAATTGAGTCTTAATTGGTCCTTTAATTAGTAATCTAATCCTAGGATATTGAGACATATTAGGCTTTAAATCTTTTTCCGGAGGTTTATCTGTACCTGCGTCAATCCATTCACCTGGTTGAATAACTACACCATCTACAATTTTTAAATATTGAACTAATTGAGATTTTTCATCATCTGACCATGCATCTAAAGTCTGTGTAGGTACTGTACCGTCTGGACCTACAATACCATCTGGTGAGCTATCTACATTATTAGAAATTAAATCACCATAATTCGTTACTTTAGTTGCCCAACCATCTGCATATACTGCATCACCATTAAAGAAATTTGCAACAATAGTATTTGCACCGCATAACAATGTATTAGTTGGAAATTGATGTTCATATACCCATAATTCATCATCGTTGTGGTTTGTATCAACATCTAATCTTAATAACATAGATGAACCCATAGCAACAGTAGAAGCTAGCCACTGACGTTCAGAAGCTGGGGGTATATCTGGGTTTTGTGATAAGTGTTGTTTAACATATAATTCATAACTAGAATATCCGATCACCCGCCCCTGGTTCCACAAAGTTTTAGACATGATGAACCACCTTTCATTTTATATTTTGTTATATATAAGGCTATAATATTAAAATTATACGATGTAATATTTTATATGTAAGTAATTAGTTATAACGATCTGCGCAAAATCTCTTAGAATTATACATAAAGATAGTGATACCTATATAGGTATCACTAAATTTTAATTATTCAATAATCATTCTAAGTTCTTTAACAGGTACACCAAATGCACCAGCGTAACCATCTTGACCATTACCTTGTTCATTATCGTATTGCCATGGATAATTATTGACCATATATTTAACTTTTTTAAATGGTCTGACATTATCCGGTGTAAAGTAGTATGCTTCTACAGCATCAATTACTTGACCATTGCCAGCATATCCATACACAGTATCATTAATATTACATCCTGACACAAAAGGTAGCCAATCGCCACCTAAAACATGTACTCGATATTGAATATTGCCCTGGGATACTCTAATAGCTACATCTGTTACCGAAGAATTTTGCCATCCAGCATAATCTTCTAAATTTTTAACTTCCGATAGCCAGCCATGTGCTTGTGTTTTAACTCTATAATAAATATCTACATTTGTTTCTAGTGGTGGTTGTGGCGTAGGCGTAGGTATTACAGGAGAATCTCCACCATCCAATTTAACATTAACTCTTTCAACAATTTCAGGGAATTTAGATTGTAGATAAGGTCCAGGACACGTTGTAGCTACAAACATGTTATGACGAGTCAAAGAACCATTAGGTGTACCATCATAAGTCAATCTAAAATTATATCGCTTACATATATCTACGCATAAATCAATTAAAGCATTAAACGCTGTATCGGATACATGCCAGTTTCCACCAATTTCATCATTTGCAACTTCAATAGTAATAGCTTGACTATCGTTATTATAATTATATGAAGCCCAGGATCGTTTATCTTCACTTACATATTGACCAATTCTACCATCTGAACCAATACCGTATTGCGCACTAGCTTGGTTTGAAGGATTGGAAAATATGTTACCACATGTTTCTACCGTTAAGTTACCTGCCATGTGATGAACCGTTATTTTACAGATATCCATTGTCCTATTATTATCACAATTAGGTGATTCTTTCTTATATGATACTAATGAACTTCCTATCATATATGTTACCTCCACATCATTCGCCTTTATTATTTGACAATTCTGACATCGCATTTCCGTCTTGTTCAACTTCTTCCACCGTTGTAAGAAGCGGAGCCTCTTGATAATTTTTATCATCCATTGTTAGATAACCTCCTTAGTTAGTTTATCGGACCACTACCACTAGATCCTCCAGGATTTGAACCTTTTGGATTTATAACTGTTGCATATTTCCACGCATTAGATACGGGTAAGTACATAGTAGTAGGTACCCATTTACCATCTTGAACTACGTATATAGTACAAGTCTTATTATCAATGAATGTAGGACCCGATATATTTAATGATGGTGAATATTCAGACCACGGACCTGCTGCATCATATATATTATATGCTCTAATACGATACCGATATTCATAAGCTACAATTGCTGAATCTATAGTAAATGTATAGTTGATAGTATTACTAAATCCACGGTTATATTCACACCATACACCATTGTATTGGCGCTCAATAGATATTTCATAAGTATCTGAAGCACGTAAGGTATTATCGGAACCGACAGCACCCCATCTACAAGTAACTGGACCTCCTTGCCAAGTGGTTCCTGGATTTGACCATGATAGTTGATTAGATGTCAAAGTATATGGAATCGTGTACATACGTACTTTGCGATTCTGATTATACCCTTCACATTCATTACCATCGTTAGCTATAACTTGAATATCAAAAGACATCCATTTACCTATCCAAGCATCGGAAGCATCTTCCAGTATCCATTTCTGATTGTCTTGAGCATAAAATTCCCAAATGGTGATGCCACCAGTGTCAACGTTCGCACCTATCACCTGGTTTGTATTAGCTACAAGTCGTATGTATACCGAACCATCGGGATCTCCAGTTGGCTCGACTAACCATTGAGTTGTAGGTGCTCCAGTATACGTCCATAAACATAATTCTGTACCACTTGCAGTTTCAGTATTCACTGTATGAATCATAGCATTATACGTACAGTCCGGATGTAAGTAATATCTATCGGTTGTATTAGGTACAGACTCAAACCCCCAACGCTGCGCTTGTGAGCCGTTAAAATCATAAGTCTGAATACGTTGATCATTTTGGAATATCCCATCTACCACATCTAAATATTTACCAGTCTGCTTGTTTTTTAGATAATACATCGGATAAGGTGGTTTACCATTCCAATCAAAAGAACCTCCACTACCATAATTCCATATTTGTGCAATTCCAGATCTATAGGATGATGTAGTACCAATGCTAGGTGATCCCCATTCATACTTGAATACACCATAATAAGCAATTCCAGATGATCCGCCGTTAAAATTGCTATAATCAATATGTATAGTTGAAAACCATGCAGCATCATAAGGGTCAATAATGCCACTAGGTTCGTAAGATACATCACCTCGTGATGGATAAATATATGCAGGAGCTGTAGATCCGTAAGGTATATACACCTCTACACCTGTACCCCACTGTCCTGTACCATTAGAATATATATTAGCAGATAGGTGCAATGAACCTGAATTTTCACCTACATCTAATGATATTTGTGCAGGTTCCCACCATATCTCGCCCCATTGTGTAGGGCTAGTACCTACCATTTGATGGTCTTCACCCTGTATCCATGTTCCTGTAATAGGATGATAATATCCCCAAGATATACTAGCTCCAAACCCCCAATAGTCATACCCACCAATAGGTAGTAAGCAGAAACTAATTCGTTGTGTTAAGTTATTACCACTTCTTACTGGGTCCCAATACCATACTTGTATTCCTAGATTTGGAGTTGAATTAAGCCAAGTTGTTCCCCCGTTATATGCCATAGACTATCACCTTATTCTATTACATCTTCCGAATCTTTAAATAATTCTTCAGATTTTAATAGCATATAGAATGTCTTAAATGAAAATTCTTGATTTCTATCTAAAGAATATTCAAATTTCCGGGTTAAAATAGATAGATCAGTCATACATGGAAATCCTAGTTCATTAGCTTGATCTGTCAATGTTCGTATCATCTCTTTATCATATGAATTAGTACCTTCTTTAGCCATTTCTTCTGAAATTTTAGACCGTAAATCATTAGCTAATTTGCAATTTTCAGTTATTTTAACCTCTTTATCTCTATATGATTTATCTGCATAACTTTTTACATATAATATAATTGAATTATCTAAAGTTTCAAAATGATCAATCCTATGATATTCCATAATAATACCGTTTTCGCTTATTATATGTTTTTGCAACGCCATATAGCATCCTCCTTATATCAAGTGGTTCGTTTCCATATATATGCAGTAGTATAGGGAGGTAGGTTGTTGTGTGGTTGGTTACCACCTAACGTGATATTATTACCTCCCAAATCTGAACCATAACCTGCAGTTCTATCAAAATTATTTGTTGAAACCTTAAATCCTCCAGAATATCCTACAGGGTTCCACATAAGTACATTCTCTAATGTAGATGTAGGTAATTGCTCACCGGTAAGTGTTACATTTTTAGTTCCGCCAACTTTTTCTACAACATTAAAATCACTATCAGCTTCATTCACACTTACAAGTGTAGTACCACCTCCCCAACTAACCCATGTACCACCAAATATAGCAGATGGATTTTTAGGATCAATGGTAGCATATAGCGATCCAATGGGGTGTGCGTCTAGTACCGGATTTCCTGAACCTCCAATAGGTTTAACCCAAATTTTAGTAGGATCTATAGGTGGTTCCGATTCTGATATTATAAATATTTCTGCAATAAGCTTATCTCCAGGAGCAACTTGCTCACATTTAGAGTTTTGATCTAACGTGGCTAATCCGTTAGCTTTACCCCACCATGTTGACTCAATTGTAGATTTCAGAACTTCGGCTTTAGGTTCATATAAATCCGGTAGTGCTGACCAAGTCCGAGTTCCATCACCAATTTTTAGATGTCTAGTACCATCTGACTTATTTGCTAAGATAGGTTGCCCATCTTCTGGAATTTCTGGACTCAATTTCAATGCAGATTCATCACCACGTAGAAATTTAATCATGTAATTTGTCCTCCCTACTATGATTTTCAGATTCTATATATGTAGGAAGCTTTCGTATGCACTCCATTTGACTATCTGCAAAAGAGTTACCTTTAAATTGTTTGTATGCTTTATGTATATCTTCCAATACATATAAAGAATGCAAATCAATACTATCTTTATATCTATATTCAATATATGCTGAATTTATACGATCTCTAAGTAATGCACGTATTGCATCAATTATATGAGATTCTATAATTTGGTGTTTATGCACATGTTTACTTAGTTGAGATTCTACATTCTTTATATTACATTCTACATGATCATTATGCTTTTCCATCAAGGATTCAATCATATCTTTTGTAATATTTTTGGTATATTTCTTTAACCAATTTAAACATATACCAAATGCACTTGCAATCGTTACAATAGAACTGCATATATATATAATTATATCAATATTAAAATTCATATATATATCTTCCTTTATATAACATTGTTATATTAGGTGAAATCAAAATATGACTGCTGAGTTATGTCAGCAGTCATATATTATTAAACTAACGAATTATGTGATAACACCATCATCCATAATACCGTCAAATTTAGGAGCACTTAAGATTCCAGTAGAAGGATTGAATAGTAACGTCCCAGATTTATAAACACTAGCTGTTTCTGTAATATTATTGTCAGAATGTGATAGCAGTAATCTAAAATCTTTATTAGCTACCGATTCAGATTGTTCTACGTTTATATCAGTAGATTCGGGAGCTGCAGGTAATATAAATGTAGTTTCATCACCAAATACTAGATGTCCATTTTTATCGTATCCTACAGATGGTACTTCAAACCCTCCACCATATGATAACCTGATTGATCCACCAGTTACATTTGGACCTATTCTAGCTACTTGTGGTAATTTCTTATGTCCGATAGAGTTGGCTATCCCTGTATTTTCACTTTTGTTGATTTCTAATCCTGAATTACTACTATCTATATGTATTACGTTATCAGTACTCATTACCATCAATGCAGATTCTTCTTGAATGGTAGCATATACAGCAGTTAAAGTAGATTGTTGTATATACATATCAGATGATCCATGAGGCATAGACACTGTAGAAATAGGAATAGAAGTATCACCAATTTGAAATAAGAAAGTACCATAATATAGAGGGGATGTACTTTGGTCAGTATCAATTGATATAAAAGCCGTATCTCCAGGTTTCCAATTGATGGTTTCTGTAGTGTTAATCGGAGTAGCTGATATCTTAGTTCCATCAAAGGTAGCTGTAAATATATAATTAGATGAACCGGTAGATGAAGTTATTGCAGAGTCTACATATTTTTTATTTACTAGATTAGTATCAGACGTTGGTACACTTGAATAGTTAACAACTCCTGTAAGTGTACCACCTGTAAGTGGTAGGTATTTTGATAGGTCTTGCTTAGTCGCTAATTCACCAGTATCTATATCACCAAACCCGCCGGCTTTTTCATAACTAACACCTGTCCAAAAGTATTCATCAAATTCGTTAGGTGAAGTTGCTGATGAATTTTTTATTAGGTAAAATATTCCAGATTCACCAGTAGGATGAGCTTCTTTCAGAGCTTCTAACGATGCATATCCAGAACCTCCGTTTGAATCTACTTTAAAACTTGTTATCATCCCGATACTTGTATCAACATAAGATTTATTAACAGCATCTGAGCTAGATGAGGGGTCTGGTAGATTGCTAATCTTGTGATTCGACATATCTATATTTCCAGACATTACACCTCCTGATAATTGCAAGTAGTTATTCAATTGTGTAGATATTTCCGATTTAGTTGTTGAAATCTGTGAATCTACATACTTCTTATTACTTGCATCATTTGTATTAGTAGGATCTGCTATATTCGTTATGGAATATCCACCCATATTTAAATTACCGGACATAGTAGTAGTGCCATCAGTATTTAATTTACGGGTATCAGTCATTTGAACTCTTGTAGATTTGGTAGTATCTAAATAGACATTACCTGTATCTGTAGCTACTAGTAATCTTCCAGGTATGTGATCTTCGGGTAAGTTATTAGAAGTGCCTTTACTAAATATTACTTTTTCGTTAGTCATTATATCACCTCCTTTGTATGGATGTTATCTATATTTTAGAAATTTTCCCAAACAAGTGTTGCATACTGAACCTCTGTCTTAGTAGCATAGGTTGTGTTAATAACATTACCTTCGCTATCTTGAGTAGCTTTAGTAGCAGCATCAGCAGATTTAGCGTGTGTCACAGTAGTATCAATAGAAACATTAGTAGACCCGTCAAAAGAAACTGTACCTGTTGCATCACCGGTTAATGTGATTGTACGTGCGGTAGTAAGTTGTTCAGCACTTTTTACGGATTTTTGATTATCAGCAGTATTATCAACATTACCTAAGCCTATATCTGCTTTAGTTAAAGTCTTATTAACCCATTTAGCTTTCTCGTTATTGTACGATAATAGTTGATTTTGACTTGGCGATTCAATATTGACATCAGTTAATTGAGTTAATTCTGTATCCGTATCAATTGTAACAGTCTGCTCACTAGATCCATCAAATCTAGTACCATTAATAATTAAAGTATGAGCAACTTTATCTGCAGTCCCAGCAGTTGCAGGTTTACCAATAGATACTGTTTGTTCTTCTCCATTAGATGGTTTAACTTTAAATGTACCATCTAAACCATCTGTAAATGTATATTGAGTATCATCAGCCTCATCAGCCCAGGTAACTCCACTTTCGGTAGTTTTTAAGATTTGACCATTAGATCCTGGACTAAGTGTTGTTACAGTTTGTGATCCATTACCTAGTACAATTTGACCAGATGTTAAAGTTGACTCAGAAGTTACTGCACCATCAATATTTGTCTGAATAGCTGTCCAATCAGATGCTTTGAAGCTATCAGAATAATCAGCTACAGATACAAGCATATCACCAACTTGACATACATGACCAGCATACGTACCCGTGTCGATTACACGATAAGTCCAACCAATTTGATAATCAGTCAGTGTATCAAAATTAGTAACAGTTGCACCTGAATCAGCACCGCCTACAGTACCTTTATACACCATTGCATCATTAGCACTGATAATACCATCAACGTATTGTTTAGTTGCAGGACTCATATCTTCTGTCGGAGCTTGTACAGTTACAGGTCCAGTAAATGTACCACCAGATTTAGGCATAGCTGCATCTGCAGTGGTTTTAACATCTTGCAATTCTTCAGTTGTAGGTACGGTATCTAGAGTTACAGTAATTCCTGTAGTTGTATCTGGGGTCTTTGTGACTGATTTTACAACATTTCCGGAACCTTCAGTAGTAACTTGTACCTCGGCATCTTTTGGTGCTTGAGGCAATATAATTGCAATGTCTTCAATAGCGGTTACGTTTCCACGATTATCTACAGTTACTTTTGGAATATTTACAGTACCACCAAATTCAACCGAACCGGCAGCATTATTACCAAATACGCCTCCAACAATTTCTGCAGGGAGTGTAGCAATTAATTCCCAACCAGTACCTGTCTTACTAAAATATAGATCACGTTTTGTACCAGTTTCTTTAACAAACAAGGAGTTTGGAGGTAAGAAACCTTCGGGAAGTTCGGAACCATGTTGTACAGGTCTTGTATATTCAGTTTCACCAACGAATAATCTATGTGTGTCCGTTGTAAAATATAAACTATCAAGATCTTTAGATCCAATCTTATCAAAACCGGCTTGCAATCCAAATTTAAACTTTACAACATTTTTTATATTAGGCATATAATTCAATCCATCCACTTAATTTATATTTTTCCAAGATAATGCATCTGCAATTGCTGCTTCTGTAGCTAATGTATTAGAATTTGGAGATTCAGATAAAGTTGAACCTCCAATAGATTTACCTGAATCCTTGATACCACCCTCTGCAGTGAGTGTGGGTACATTATCTACCACTGCTGATTCAACTTTATCAATTTTTGAATTAATATCAATAGTAGCTAATGCTTGAGTTATGATTTCTTTAATTACTGAAATAGTTCCAATCTTAGCATCGTTAGTGCTTTCTGCCCAGTTACCACCATCTGTAATATATCCTGGTGATAAATCTACCCAAGTTGTGCCATTGATCGTAATCTTAGATTCTAAAGTTTGACTATTGATGTACAGTTTATTCTTAATTGCTGTAGATATTTCAGGTAATGTGTCTGATACAACAATAGATTCTGTAACAGGTTGTCCACCTTTATATACCTTACCTGAATCTGTTACGAAATATACAGTATTAGGATCTTTAACATCTAACCCGTCAAATTGAGTTTGAGTCAATGCATAGAATACAACTTTATTTGAAGTACCTTGCCATACTACATCATTATCAGAAGCAGATTCTACCCAGTTACTAATTTGTGTAGCATCTCCACCTTTAAAAATCCAAACAGTATGTGTATCTTCACGATAAACCTGTTGACCTATAGAAATATCCTGTAGAGCTAACATTTCAGACTCATTAGCTACAAATTGCATAGGTGCATTAGAACCGCCTAAATCTTGTAATTCACCTAAATGGTTAATACCATAAAATGTAGTTTCATTAGCAAGTACAACTGCAATAATTTGACCAGGATATGCTAGAACACTTTGTGCATATGTTTGAGCTTCTTCTAAAGACTGGAATACCGATTTATCATCAATAGGTAAAGGATTAGTACGGTTAAATGCTACACCAGCATTCCATTTAGTTCCAGTAGTTAATTGGTTGAAAAAATCATCTCTTGAAATAATTGCCATAATCAATACCTCCTTCCTCTATATTATTAAGACCAAGTTAATTTATATGTATCAGTCCCAGTAGCAGGCGCTGCGTTTGATACATAGAATACTTTGTAAGCTATAGGTGAATAGTTATTTACACCGCCTATAGAAATATCAATAGGTCCATGTACTGTTTGAGGTAAAGGTGATTCTGTGCCTACAATAGATAACGAGCTGGTGTTCGGCATAGTAGCAGGTACAGCAAAGAACATCTGTTGCATATCCGTAGCTTTTATCGAAGTTGGTTTATTCTTATTAGAATTTCCTAAAGATTTAATTTCTTCTACTGTAATTTTTGCAGGATCTGCTATAATGTTATCTGGGGTCTTAACACCGCACCAACAATTTCTGAATCCCTTAACATGAGCAGATGTAGCAGATTTAGAACCGGCCTTTATTTGTGCTTTTGGATAATCTTTACCTAGAAATGTCTTAGGAATTGCACCATCACCATAAGATACAGTAGCACTCACATAATAATCTGTATCATCGTCTATTGTGAATGCACTGAAAGATCCAGAAGAAGTGTCAGCAGAATTAGATCTTGTATCAGTGATTGTGTATGTAGTTGCAATAACTTCTGATGGTTGATCTTTTTGACCTTGTACAGTATATTTACCGGGATTTAAAGTAGCAGTAAAAGAAGGTGTAAAATCAGTACCAACTTCTTTTTCTCCTGAACCTGATAATGTTACACTTGCAGAGGGTTGGGTTGCTACCGGATTAATATCCTTGCTTAAAATAGCTTCAAACATTGCTTGAACATCAGCTGCTTTAACTTCTCCAGATTCAGGATCACCAGTTATAATAACTTTATCTCCAGCTTTTAAATTGCCTACATCGGTAGTTACAGTAATCTCTCTAGCCATCGCTACTTGAGAAGCATCTACAGATTGAGGTACTAGATCATCTAAGTTAACTACAACAGTTTTAGCAGATTTTCCAGTTCCGACAGTCAGTGTTAAGTTATGTGTTTCTGGATCATATACCGCATTTGATAGAAATAAATCTGCAATCTTAACTTCTACAGGATTAGTACCAGATTTTCTAGTAAACGTTAGAATTGTACCTGTTTCACCCTCAACCGTATTAGCTGATGCAGATACATTAGTAAATGCTTCATCATACGCTGATAAATCTATACTTTCAATTGCAGTTTCAATTGCAGTTCTTACAGCACCAGATGTCGGTAATGTAGTATCATTTTGAGGTAAATTGCCAGATTCTAATTCGCTGGATAACGTAACCATATCTGGATTAAAAATATTAATATTGGTGATAGCTCCCGGTTTTAAGGTTCCACCAGCAACTTCAACCATTGTATCCGTACCTTTGACATAAATACTTGCCGCAGTACCGTTAGTGAATATATAAAGTTTATTGGATTGTGCTTGATCAAATTCGGGAATCTCTGTAACAAATTCAGCAGTATCACTACTAAGTAGTAAATCACCTTTATAAATTCTACGTGTATCTGTGACAAAATATAAACTATCTAGGTCTCTTGGTGTTTGTAGTGTATCATATACAGATTGTATACAATAATTAAATTTAACAAGTGCCACGATTACATCTCCTTATGTTAAATTATTCCATAACAAATTTGTGGTGATATTATCTACTGCAGATTGAATATTATCAACTTTCGATTCCATAGTAGATATTGCAGTATTTACATATTGTGTTGTTGCATATAATGCATCTGCTTCAGCTTTAGTAAGATAATTAGATAGATTAATCCCGAAAGTTTCAGGTACCCATGTATTATCTCTTGCACTCCATATATAGTATCCTGGATTTTCGTTTTCATCAATATCGTTTACACGTACAATTTTTCCATTAGGTAGATTTCGGTTATTTAGTAGATCTCTATCAGCAATTGTTTCTACAGATATCCAAGATCTATCAATTTCCCAAAATATATCTGGAGGAAAAGGTCCAGGAGGACAAGGTGGAGGACATGGTGGGACAGGAGGACACGGACAATTATTTGAAATAATAGTAACACCTTGTAAAATACTTGTATTAGCAGGTAATATTGTCTGTTGAGGTATTGAACATAAATACCATCCCATATACGTAGTCCCACCATATGTATACCAACCATTATGGACAATCCATTTAGTATTAGTATATGCCGCAAGCATAATAATAGCTCCGTCATTAAGTTCAATATTAGTGCCAGGAATTATTAATTTCTGCAATGTTTTATCACCTCCAGACTTATTGTATTAGGATTATGTCATCCAGATCGGGCTTAGATAACGGTTTTATCGTATAAGGGTGTTCTTTATTTCTGAGATACCAGCCACAAACCTCCCTATTGCCGCCATAGGAATACCACCCAAATAATACGAACCACATTTCGGTATCGAATCTACCAAGTTTTACAATATTATTAGGATATAATTTGTAGCAAGTACCTGGAATATCTAGCGATATTTGATTACACAAAAATCTCACCCCTCATACCTTCTCTGTCACTATAATAGAAGGTTAAGACGTGAGATTAAGACATCATTGTTGATTGTATTGTTCTAAAGCTTTTTTACATACATCCACCATATCTGGATGCGGTTTACCGGTTACTCCGTGTAATCTTATATCAAAAAAATGATTCCATTGATCTACGTTCATTGTTAATACAACTTCGGTCATTAAGGAATGTGGTAGCCAGTCTCTGGCAATTTCAGGGGTAATTTTACCTTTAGTAGTAAGCCATATATAAGTATCTTCAGCTGTTTGCATAGACTCATTAAACATAGATTTAACTTGGCCTGTCCACGTGTCATACTCTGATGGCTTGACGAATGTGATTTGACTACCAAATTTATCTTTAGAATAATCACAATAACGAGTAGATGATTGCGCTATTGCACATCTATGCCGAACTAATTCGTGAGATATACCTCTATCTACAACAAATTTTATACTTGTATGAGGTATTATAGATTTAGAATTTTCAATATGTGATATATTGGGAATGTAAGATAAATCTAAATTTGATTTGTATTTTGATTCAATAAAATCTTTCAATAACTCAAACAATTCAAAAACTTTTGGATATTTAGACCATTTTGGATTATATAGATGTGACATAGATACATTTATAGCCACAATATTCGGAATATCAGGATTTACACGAAAATGTATTCCAGGTATTTCTATTAAATCTTCGATGTTGATATCATATATATCAAAACATTCAATATGAAATTCCAATCTTGCATGTTCTAGTATAGCAAAATGAGATTTATTTACGAGTCGGTCTACAAATTTATAACAAGAGTCTTCTGTGATAAGATTCTCAGATTTATAGCAGATTCTTCCAATTCTTTCAACATGTTTATAAGGGTTAGGATCGTATAGTACTTCAGCACTAGATTCAATTAATTTCATAATATGCCTCCTTTTAACTAAATATCAGTATTTTCATACGATTTATATATATATGATTTCTAAATCTCCTTCTGAAATTCTAAATCGAATACAATTATATATGAACAGCATACCACATTTCTCAATTAATAGTTGTTAAGAATTTCAGCTAAATCGTAAGGTATTTCATCAATTCTATAATATCTAATATTATGAATATTGCACCAACGTTCCAATTCAATCACAGATCCAATATACTTGTTTCGTGCATGATCATAAGCTTTAAAATTCTTTGCTGATTTATGATTATTGTATCTATCTTGCAATTTCTTAATCCATTCATCTTTTAAGTTCATATGAGGAAATATGCATATAACATCGTCAGTATGTTCAATCACTTCATCTCTTACTAATTGATGTGTAGGTAAAAATACATTATACCCTTGTTCTGATATAGAAATTGCAATTTTAGCAATTTCTTTATACCAGTTAAGATTCCTAAATCCATCAATCCAGAAATTTGAAGAATCTAAATCAATAAATCTAGCTTTACCTCCTAATGTTGATTTACCTATTCCAGGATATCCAAAAATAATCATAAAATTTAACCTCCTAAAATTGTTGTTTATATGCTATAACCGCATCTCTAATCATAGATACAACTCTATCTTTAATTCCTTTTAATTGTTTTAGCTGATTATCGGTCATATCTTCTAACTGATCTATAAAATTTATACCATTACTACGCAGTATCTTATAATACCTAGAATCAATAGCTAAATTTTCAATTGCTGAATCATTGTGAATCGCATTATTGATTGCAACACCTAACCATAACCATCTACGCATATTAGTTTGTAAAATATAATGTTTAATATTATACTTATTGCAAATAGTTTTTACAGAAAGTCCTTCACATACATCTTTATATTGATTAAACCATTGGATAATATCAGATAAGCTATAGTTTAAAACTTTAGTTACTTTAGTTGTATGATATTTGGGATAACCTTTGTAAGGTGCAAAAGCGTGTCTAATTTGAATGTATTCAACGCCCGTTACTTTTCTCCAATGTGTATTTAATTCAATCAAGAAGTCAGTAGAAATTTTAGATATTGAATTTGTGCCTGTATCTAAAGAAATCCACCTAAGTGTTGGAATAGGTAAATCAACATTATATAGAAAATCTGAATTCTTTTGACATTCTAACAACAACTCGGTAATCATTTTGTACTGTCTATGATATTCTAGTACAGTTTCGTAAGACATATCTTTATAATACCTTTGATGTATCGTCTTATAATTTATTCCAGATTGTAGGTAATTATCAATAGATTCACCTATCTGATATTTATATTCTGATATAACCAAAACTACTCCTCCGAACTCATGAATTGTTTTCTAAATTGTGATTCTGTAATCTTTGTAATTCCATAATTATCAGCTTGTAAATTTTTAGACGATGATGAATTCGGATTATCTGTGATTAGATACATGACATCTTGTGTGACAGAGGATACAAGAATATATCCAAATTGTCTTAATTCATCGTTAAATTGAGATCGTTTGACAGAAAGTTTTCCCGTTATAGCAACCTTACCTTTTGACTCAGAATTGCTCCAAACTATCCTATCCCGAATTAAATTTAATCTTTTAAATTTATGAATATTTTCAATTAAAGAATCCGAATTTGCATCTCCAATATATCCGTATATGTCTAATAACGAATCAACTTCTTGTTCTTCATTAGATACAGCAATTAATCTTTTTACAATATCAGGATAATTTGCAAGTTTAGCTGAATTCATTGTACTAAACCTTGGAATATTTAACGAAATAATAGCAGATTCTAGCGATATCGGGTTTTCATATAGTAGATGTATAAATTTATAGAATAATGTATCTTGGACCAGCTCGGTAGGTTTATCTATAAATTTTAATATGCTACCATCCATAATACTTTCGATTGATATATCCTCTAAATACATAGATAAATATTTTAATCTTAAAGTATCTCCAAAATTATCTAACGGTGCTAATGTATTTATCCATACTAATGTATCTTGTACAATAGCATTATCACAATTTGAATTTTTACATTGCAAATGTACACCATTCCACGATAGCACACTATTGCATATAGGACAATTCTTAATAACCTTAGGAATAGTAGGTTCAATAACGGATTTTATATATGGAATCACTTCTCCAGAACGTGTTAATTCAACAATGGCTCCTGGACCTATATCATTATCTAGAATATATTGTGCATTATGTCCTGCAGCGTATTCAACCGTAGCTCCCGATAGCTGAACAGGAGTAACTTTTACACGTGGAATTGCGTAATGTGTTTTACTCATATCATATTCTACATCAATAACCTCTACAGCTTTTGACTCAGATTCAAATTTAAAAGCTACAGAATCATATGAAACATTACCGGTGTTGTTATCTAATTCAAGTCCTGCAGACACCACAATACCATCAATAGGTAACAATCTAACCCATTTATTTTTAAAACATTTAAACTGTGAATTTAAAGTATCAAAAGAATCTTCAGATATTTTCTTATAAGGAACTACATAACTAAAATAACGATTTAAGAAATTATACATCGTACTATTATTCAATACAATATGCTCATATTCGTTAGATACTTTAACTACTGTATAAACTATAATATCTAAAAACTTGAGATCTTCATATTTATCTTTCCTATTAACTAAACCGGCAGCTGCATTTCTAGGATTTTTAGCATCTTGATTGATATATTTGAATGTGTCAAAATTATCAATCGTCATTAATATCTCACCACGGATTGCTCCTGTAAAGTTTACAGGTAATACAAACAATTGCCTATCAATGAATCTAATTTTATCATATATACTAATACCTGTATATCCATCACCTCTAGTAACTGCATCTACTAGTTTACCAGATTCATAATAAAGTACAATGCTTAACCCGTCTAATTTTAAAGAATAATATAGTTGTGTTGGACTATCAAATCTTTTTAGCATATCATCAATATTACGGTATTTATCTAACGAACCTACCAACCCACATCGATGTTTCACTTTTTCACCAGATGTTGAATCTTTATCTACATCATATCCCCAAGATATTGATAATACATCAGAATTTGGATCTAATTCTTCTACAGTATCTACTAATGCATCAAATTGTTCATCTGTGATAGTATTGGATCCTTCAGAATAATATTTTTGAGATTCTTCCTTTATTTTTGCTTCTAGATCTTTCAATAATTTTGACATACTAACGCCCCTTAAAATTCATCTGACCAACCTCTACCTATATTCCAATGTTCATCAATACGAAATTCAGTATTATTAGGTAAATTAAATTCTAATAGTATTTCTGACTTAGCTTCTGGATATTCATTAATCCAATTACCTGTAAATACTACAAAACCCTGATCTTTAAATTCAAATACACGACCTCTAGGAATTAGTGTATAATCACCGTTAAATCGTTCATCCTTACATCTAATAGATTCCTTTTTCCATATAGATTGATGCAATTTTGGACCAGTTCTCACATCAGCATTGAACTGATTAGAGTGATAAAACGACATGCTAGAAGATGGAACTGCGTTTACACCAAACAATTCGTTCAGCTTAGTATCGTACCAAAAACAACCTACATCAGAATCATCTTGCATATACATGTTTGACATCATAACTTCAATCGCTGCATTTACATTATCATCTTTTCTTATATGTTTAATCTTCACAAATTGACCTCCTTAAAATAAATAATAGCAATATGCATGATATTGCTATTAAAAAGTTTATTTACACTGAAAGTTTTTACCTTTTGTTATAAATTCTCCGGATCCGGAAATTAAATTGTCTAAGATTACATCTGCAAGTGATGATTTTGAATAAATTGCTAGTAATGTATTCAGCTCGTTTCTCGGAATTCTAAATTGAGACCAAATCTTATTCTCTTTCCCTTGTAAGTATACATTTTTAGAATCTGAATATGTTGGATATAAATCAATAACATAATCTATGCCGTCTTCACTTCTGGTTAAGAAACATAATTGAGCGTATAAACCTTTTTCAATGCTCTTCTCTCTAACTAATTGACCTAATTCACTTTCGTCATAGTTCATAACCATATCTTTTCCTACTGTCAGCATTCTTGTGTCAAATTTTGTCATAATAATTAGCTCCTTTTATATATTATTTATTTTCTATATTAATATTATAATATAGAAATATTAATAAAATATTAACTATCTGTAAATAAATTATTAAGTGTAGTCAATAGTAGCTATCATCAAATCCATAGACATCTATAGTATTTAGCAAATAGTTGAATACCTTCATAAATTTCATCTTCCTGCTTTTGAGTTAAAGGTGTCCAATCATCTCGATCAATACAATCATCATACAATAGTTGAAAAGCATGAATCATTTGGTCAAGAATATTATACCATTCATCTTGCTCTAAGTAACCAGGATGTCCTATTTGATGCTCTTTGAATGCTTTCAATCTAGGAAGTATGAAAGCGGTGAAAGTATAGTCAAGATTATACAGTTCACCTTCTACAAATTTAGAATTCCTATCAATACGTTTTAACGCTTTTTTCCACTCATTTTTACTCATAGTAGCACCTCATTATAGTATAAACATACCAGAAATTCCGTCTACAATTTCTTTGAAAAATTCAACATCGTCTTCGTCAGCACCAAATCGTGCGAGGTAATCGTCAATTTGAGGTACCTCAGCAACATAATTATACACAACACTTACATTATCAGAATCTAGGAAACTTTCTAGTTGGTTGCATACTAAGTAAGCAGTAGGCATTGTTACGCCCAATCCCTCAATATCTTTATGATTTTCTGATATTCCTAATGTAATGGTACAATTATTTTCTACGATATCAATTCTGTCAATGATTGTATGTAATTTATACATGACTGCAAGCTGTAGGTAAAATTCCATATTACATAACCTCCGCAGTTATTTACAGATATTAACGGTTCGTGTTGAAATCAAACCAAAAAAAATCACCGTCTTTCCGGTGTGTCACCTGTCTTTCCAGGTCGTCAATAGAAAATATAGTTAAGGAGCGTACCTTCTCGTACGTGGAGCAGAAAATAAGATTTGAACTTATATCTTCTAACAAGATGTTAGATGTTTTGACTTAAACTATCTCTGCAGGAGTTCCTGTCTGTCCAGGATGTCAAGCGTCTATCCGCTTTGTTTGAGAGAAAACATAAAAGAACAAAAATGAAGGAAAATAAATGTAAGTTGACTTACATGGAGCAATCGGGCAAGCTGTGAACTTGCTTCTCATTGATGGATTCAATGTATTTTAACTTATAAACTACCGATGCATATAAATATCAAATAGAATTATCTACTTGATATTATAGGTATGCTTTTGAAAAATGATAGAAGAAGATATTATCTAGGAAGACATATTACAAAATATAAGCATACCAATAAGATGTAAATCGAAGTATTACGCGAGTATAGCAGTACAACATGTAATACTAGATTACTGGTGGGCCACCTAGGGTTCGAACCTAGGACCGTACGGTTATGAGCCGTGTGCTCTGACCAGCTGAGCTAGTGGCCCGTATTACTAGATAATAACGATTAAGTTGACATATTGTTATCTAGAATTTAATAGTTGTACTAAATTATTTTATTTATGATACTTCTAATATGCTATACATAAGCTTCGTATATGAAATCTTCTAGATAGTTCGATAGTTTAATGATGGTCATCTGACTATCTAAATGCCCTTACACTGAAGGCCATATGCTACACTATATCTAAGGTATAACAACTATTAATTATTTCTACATCATATATTAACGATTAATTCGTCATAGTTTTAAATGTATTTGATCTATTACCGGTACAACTAATTGATAAGATTTAGATTTCTTAGACTTAATACGATTCCATATAAGATTAATATACAATACTAAAGCTTCATGTGACATTTTTGATTATGTTTTATATGAGGTTGAAAAATTTAGCTTCGAGATTAGTAGCAATTGAATTTTCAATATTACATCCTTTCTTTTTATAAATCTCATTGTAATGATTTCTTACCGAATGTAGTTTGAGCATCTTGCATACCTGAGTTATACGCTTCACTATGTTCTGCACTGTATGAGATAGCTCCTTGTTGTGTAGACCATTCTGTGGATAAGGTTTCAAAATTATTAGATACCTCAATAGGTGTAATAATTTGTAAAGTTTCACATTGTGCATCAAAAGCTTTTTCCATACCTTCAAGAAAGCCTACAGCATATGAATTAAATACATATTTGGTAGGTAATCCATTAGAATATGCTTGATTTCTTAAACGTTCCCCATTACGCACAATTAATCGATATGCAAATTCAAACGCTTGTTTCGCTGCATACGCATCTGATTTATACCCATAAAACATACACTGTTTTCCCGATACATATGCCTTAACTCTAAAATTCTTAGCAATAATCCCTGCCAATGCATATCTAAACTTGTAGTCATATTTATGTTCGCAAGATATTTTAATTATATCTTCAGTTTTAGAATTATAAACATCTGATAATTCAAGATGATATTTTACCATTAATTCTTGAGCTTTTAATAGTGCAGCATATGCTTCAGATTCAGAATTATTCTTAGAAATATTAGATAATTCTAAAAGTTTATGAATTTTGTCAATTAAGGGTTTAGGTACATTTGACATAGGTAATGTGCTCCTTCTACTTTCTTCAAACTTATTGTCTATATTTTTAAGCATAAAATAAGAATGTTAATATAGTATTAACATTCTGTAAATAAATTATTAAGTTTTATAAATATATCAATATTCATTATTTTGATTACGACGATTATTAAATCGCAAATGCTTAGTTTTATCTTTAAACTCTTTATTACATTTATCAATCATTTCATCTAAAGATAGTTTAGGAGATTCCTTGCATCTAGAATTATGTATTGCTTGCATTGCGTGTTTTGGAGATATTAGATCAAGATGTACTAGTGATAGTTCTACCGATCTTACGAATCCAGCTACACCTTTGGCTTTAAATTTATCACCGATTTTAAATATATCATCTAGGTTTCTTACATATGAATTTGAAATTCTAGATATATGTATCAATTGTGTTGAATTATCTGACAATTTAACGATTAACCCTTTTGGATTTATTTTTATTACTTCTACATCATATACGTTATCTAATTCAATTTCCATTCAAACTCTCCTATAAATTATATGAATTTGACAAAATATCTCCTGTATAAGGTTTTACGCCTGCAGCAACTAATTGTATATCTGATATGTTAGATTCAAAACATTTAAATAGTTGTTCAATTCTATCATCATCTAAATGATCCATCATATCATCAATTAATATAAATTTACAATTAGAATTTGACACGTCAATTAATGATAACATTAATGCTAATGCAAACAAACATTTTTCTCCGCTAGATAGCAGGTCATAAGGTATGTACACATTGTCTACAATGTTAAATATGCCAAAACTAAATCCATTAGCTTTCTCAGATAAATTAAATTCAGCTTTAATCTTTTTATCATCAAATATTGTTTGCAAATAGGTTGATATTTTGTCGGCTAATTGTATGAAAGGTGTTTTCATATATTCATTTTGAAGATGATTAGCATCTGTTAATTTTATCCAAGATTTTAAACATTGTATTTCAAATTCCATTATAGATTGATCCTTATTCAACTGTTCAACCATACTATTATAACGTTCATTAGCAATTAATTTACCTAGAAGTTCTTGCTTATCTTGTAATTTAGTACGTATAGTATCTATATATGTAGGGTTAAAATCATCAGAAAGAGGGATAAGCTGCTCACGTAATTTATCTCTAGATATATATTGAGAATCAATAGAATCTTTTACTCTTTGAGCAATACTCAACTCTTTATCATACTTCTCACATTGATCTCTTAATGATTTAATTTCATTTAATATTGAAACATATTGAGTTGATATATCTTCTAAATTTTCCTGCAATTTTATGCATTCACAATCAAGATATGAGCACCTACCATTTGTATCTAAAAGTTTCTTTAATGATGCACATTGTACCTCTAATTCTTTAATTTTATGATGCTTTAGCTCAAACTCCGGTAATTGTGATTCTAATTGTTCTAACGTATTCATCGCTTCAATATATGGTTCATAACGTGATATATATTCGGCTAAAGATTCAAATTGTTTTAGTTGTTTTTGAATAGCTAAATTTTGCTTATAACTTGACTCTATCTGAGTATTGCTATACAATTCATTAGTCAAACTTTCAATATCCGCTTGTACTGATTCAACAGATTCTATACAATCTTCTATATCTTGATTATAAATTAAAGATTGTAAAGTATTCACAGCTCTCTTACTATCTGCTGTCTTAGCTGATAGTAATGCTTTCAGGTAGGTATGTACTTGCAATATACCTTCTACACCTGTAAGTTGAAAACATTCATTTGAAATAGTATCTTGTACAAATTCAGACATATCATAAGGTATATTAGATAGGTCTGAATTAAATAATGTTTTCCAATCGATTGCGGTGCTATCTTTAGGCAAAAAATCAATAAACCAACCTTTTAACTTATTTGCTGATTGATTAATAAGTTCGGAAAAATTAAATATAGGCAATTCTAGATTAGACAGCATCATCTTAGCATTTACGTTATTGGGTAGATCTTCAACTACATCGCAAGTGACTGAAGATTTGGATTTAGTATAGGTACGTTGTATATAATATCCATCTTCAAAATCCAATTTAACAGACATACATGATCCGTTAGAATGTTGGAAAATACTGTCATTAGTTTTATTATATCCTGGAATATAACCTAATAAAGCTAATTGAATGGCTTGAAGTATAGTAGATTTGCCTGCTCCGTTTTTACCGTAGAAGTAGCTAATATTTCCCAAATTATATGTTTTTCTTGTAATCTTATGCATATTTTTTATAGTAATAGCTTTTAATTTCATAATATTCTCCTTAATATTTAATCCATACACGTTGTTTTCTATTAAAGGGTCTAACATACTTGTAGGTTCCAGGTAATAGCTTACATGTATTTACTTTGATTGTATTTGTATTCAGTTGCGTGGCATCTAATTTTAAATACTTAGTTACATACATCAATGCGTTCATTTGAATTAACGACGAATAATTATGTGAATGTGTATTCACATAGCAGCTTGGTTGAATTTCGATTGTTTGATATTCACCACCATCTGAAATTGTGATAACAAATTCAGTATTTATATAATTAGATCTACTTGCTACTTTACTTGAGAAGTATTTTAAAAATTTTCGGATCATGATACACCTCTATACACATACAATACATCTTTAGCTCTAGTACAAGCTACATAAAAGAGATTTCGATTGTCATCTTTATCAATATCCCAAGTAGGTCCATATGCACCTATTACAAATACATTATCAAATTCTAAACCTTTTACACTATGTACAGTGCCGACATATAGGGTAGATATATCTAACGATTCAATATATCTAATGCATACATCTATCACATCCTTTGCAGATATAGTATTATCTACTATTAACGATTCATACATTTCAACCGGAATTTCTAATAATCGTAATAGATTTTGAAATTTTAATGTATTTGTATCTTCGGTATTTTTCATAATTTTTCTTATTTGTATTACGAGTTCTAGATACCTATAAATTTCTTTTGATATATTCATATTATATAATAATTCTAATTTAGATTTATCGGTTGATAATGTACATAATCTTAAATAATTCTCATACAAATCTATAGGTAATAATGAGGATAGCCACTCTGCTAGGTAATCGTTGTTGTAGACCGCCTTCAATAATTTACAATAATCTTTATATGCAGTAGTAGAAGATAACGAGATACCTAAATCTGCTAAGTAATCATATATAGATTCAACTTCTTTATTAGTTCTACATAAAATTGCAGAGGTACCTTTTAAGTTAGACAGTAATTCAACAATATCATTTAATTTGTTAGTATCAATCATTTGCATATATGGAATATATTCCATTGTATCTCGTTTAACAGGATCACCTGTACATATTCCGTGCATATCAATAGCTATATCTGAATTTTTAAATATATTATTTGCAAATTCACAAATTTGATTCGTAGATCTAAAATTAGTAGAAAGTTTAAGTGTTAACCAGCTATCATTTGATACAAGTTGTTTTATAATTTTAGAAGTTGTACCTCTAAAAGAGTATATATTTTGAGCTATATCTCCGCACACAAATATATCAGCATCTGTAAACGACTTAACGAAGTCCCATTGGTCGTAAGATGTATCTTGAAATTCATCTACTAATATATGTTGATATTGCGATTTGTATTTCTGGATTAATGGATGATCTTGTAAGAATAGCTTCGAGATAGATTCTAACAACATATCAAATGTGATTAAATTGTGTTGGTGATACAGTATATCTAGCTTATGTGCATATACATTATATATAAATTTTTCGTTAGGCTTTAAAGGTGTTTGACCTGTAAGCTTTGCTTTTGAAAGTTTACAATTAGTCTGCAATTTAGCAGTAGTTTCTAATTGTTTTATATTAGATTCATCCGCAATCTGCGGTATACTTGAATACTTTAGATATTTTCGTATATTTGCATCGTTCAATATTAGTTGATAACAAAAACTGTGGAATGTGCAAAACATTGGAATGCATCTAGAACCATATTTAACACAATATCGTTGTTTCATTTCATGAGCAGCAGCATTTGTAAATGTTAATATTAATATATGATTGTGGCTTATACCTTCTGATATAAGTCGATTTACTCGTTCAATTAAAACAGTAGTTTTACCACTACCAGCACAAGCTAAGCAAACTATACGGTTGTGCTTACTACTGATAACAGCTTCCTGTTCTTCTGTAAACATTATATCACCTTCAAACACAAAAAAAAATATCAGTGCAGATTACTACACTGATATTAACGATTCAATAAAACGATTAAATTTTTTCGGAATATTTAAAATTAAATACTGAAGATTGTGCTACATTGAAATCTACTTCTATATCAGTAGTATCAATTGTACCATCCGGTAACTGAAAAATGTTATAAATATCGTAAATTAAACTTGCATCACAAGAAATGAAATATGTGCCCGGATCCATCGGAAGGTAAGGTTCTACAATTCTATCGAAATCTTCAACTATTGTAGCAGGTTCTAACTCAATTTCCAACTCTTCATCTAAAGTTGTATTGTTGATCCAGGAGAAAGTTTCATCACTATAATCCCACGTACCATTATCATTAATTGTGATTTCAATTCTATTAAGAGTTAAATCAATAGTTTGAGTTATGGTCTCCAACTCAGCAGTTTCACCATCGTAATTTATTGGATCTAATCTAATATCTCTGTTACTTTCGTATCCTACGTCATTAGCAGCATTGATGGATATATCTCCTACAATAGATGACGTAAGTCCATAATATTTAGATGTACCATTTACAGCATCATAAATAGTGGATTCAATATATGGATCTTCTCTACTAGAAATGGTCCAATAGGTTTCTAACGATTTGAAATCATTCGGACTGCTTATAGGATTAAAGTAATTAGATTTATATGCAGTTTCTTTTATTATTTCTTTATCCCTGTTAAATCTATTAGATAAATCTCGTACATGTATAACCTTAGAACCTACAGGAGCATCATTTAATATTTGAGCAATCTCAGCTTTTGACATACCAATCAAATCTTCTGCATCAATAATTGTAGTGTCTAGATCTGACATCTTAGAAGAAGCTTGTATTTCACCTATCCAATCATATGTAGCAACTTCATACGTACCATCTGAATATTTCGTTACTTCGATTTCATATTCATTTCCATCTTTATATGCTGTAATCCACTGAGAAGGCTTATGCTTATTTATAGAATCTACCCTATAGCCGTCCTTTTCAATTTTAGATAATAATTCAGACCAACTATCCGATGTATGTTGAAGCTTAGTTGAACTACATACAGCTTTATTATGCTTGTATAATTTCATAGATATATTATCCTTTCAATTCATGTAACCAATCAGAGTATCGTTTACTAATTTCATGTTCTTTAACATATTTACCTTGCTGATAACAACGATATGAGCAGCAGTTATAGGTCTTATCAGCAAAATGTATTTTGAATATATGTCCAGGCTGTTTTATGAATTCTTTACCACATATTGCACATATGGTGTATTTAAATGGTTCCCGCATATTATATATCTCTAATTATCCATTTCAAATACTGCTCAGATTCTTTATCACAAATAGGACAAATACCGGATATAGCTTCAACTTCTTGACTAGATTCAACTAAAGCAGATATAAAAACACCATGACATATATCACATTCAGCAATATAGTGGTTAGTTATATTATTATCTATTTCGATGTTAGGACTATCTGGCTCAATTGTATCTATGCTATTTTGTAATTCATCAATTTGATCTGAAAGCTCATCCATCGTATCATTAAATGTATCATAGTCTGATGAAAAATCATCTTGATTAAAGTCCATCTTGTCCTGCTCATCATCTGCTGCAAATATATGAGATCTATTACTACGAATAATCACCTTAAATCACCTCTTCGTAGTATAAACAAGGTAATTTATGATTCCGTTTACAACATATGAAATCTTTAAATGGTCTAATTTATCTATAGAAGTTCCAAATATTATTTTACAGAACTCTAAATTAATGTTAATATCATGTACAACTGTGCGCATACATCGTTCTACCTGTGTTGCAGTTTTATCAAATTTAGATGCTACATAAGCATAGCCTTCCATAAAACTACAAGGATAATGTATCATATGATCAATTAATTCAACTAAATACTTAAATCCGTCATGAAACGGGGGAATTTCTAATTGTTTTAACATTTCATAAATTGTTGATTTTTCAATATTCAAAATATATCACTCCTTAATATTTCACAATAGAAAGCCTATCTGCAAATTGCAACATTTGTACTAACGGATATCTTTCGTTTGCAGCATGTAATTCATTTACTTCATTAGATGCAACATTATATTCACCCATATGCCATCTAATTGCAGCAGCTTCTTCATCATTAAGTTTAAATACTTTCATAGCCTTATACAATGATTCTACACCATGACCTAAAGGAATTGTAGGTTCGTCTCTTCTATATGCCGTAACCTGCTCCCATTTACCAGTAGTTTCACTCTTAACGTTGCGTTGGTATGTCGAATATAATCCGATTTTGCACCAATCATGTGTCAACGCACACAGCGTGAGACTATCTAATTCACATTTTTGAAATTTAGATATACTATGTAATTCCCATATATTGAATGTTACTCGTAAAGTATGATATAAAAGTCCATGAGGTTCTGAATCATGATATACAGTAGAAGCTGGTGCAGTATAGAAATCCGTTGAATGTAACCAAGATAATACGCTTTGGAATTTTTCAATGTATTGATCTGGATCTTGTTTTGTAAATTTAAACGCTCTAATAGCTGCAATTCCTACAATCAACGTATCATATAATTCGATTGCATCGTCAGCCGTTTCAGGATAATCCATAACAGAGCCAATCCTACCTTCTGGTCTCGCTTTCCAATTTTCAAAATCAACCAATATTGAAGGATTTACTATAGGTGTATTATCAGGTAATTTTATCGTATTCTTATGCATATAATACGATCCGTATAATTCACCTTCTTTATAAATTTCGTATACACCATAAGCAGTAGGTATGAACCAATAATTAAAACTGCTATAAGGATTAGTTTGAATGTCTATATTGTACATAAGTATAACCTCCTTCGTATAATATTAACGATTAACCACGAAATCTGTTGTATTTACAACAATAAAAGCCGCCTACCTTATTAGATAGACGGCGATATAGAAAACGATACATTTCAAAATATGTGAAAGAAAACTTAAGGAATATGAAAAAGAATGTAAAATAAAGGAGTATTTTGACCAAGAATAATGTACCGTTAACTAGCTAAATTATTTTTCATTGTCTGATTTTTCTGTAGACTCTTCAACAATATCAGTCGATGATATCTCATCAGACACTTGTTTCTCAGATTCAACAGAGCTATTTTCTGGAGTTTCTATATCTAAAGGAGTTAAGGTAGTAGATGTAGAATTTAAGTCTTTAGAAGATAGCTTTTTTACAGTTTCATTAATACCTGTTGCACCTAAACCGCTTACAATTCCTACTGCTGCTGCGGTGTACCAATCGTTTGCAGGAAAATCAGGAATACCTAATCCATATCCTAACAATCCGAGACCTAGACCTACTGCTCCGCAGATAATTGGAATCCATCTATTACCTAGTGGCGTAGCTTTTACTACTTGACCAACTAGCCATACAATCACAACGATTGATGCAACACTTGCAATACCGATTTCCATGATGACATCACCTTTCAATTATGATAATATTATATTAGGTTTAACTACATTTATATGCATCATATTCTAGGGTAGATTTTCAACTTCTAGTTGAGGGTCCAGTTCTGGTACTAATTCGGTATAGAAATTGTCTAATATTTTAGCTTCATTTAAACTTGTTGGAAAATTACTTGCAACGCTAGATTTAATGTATTTCTCCATAATATCACTTCGAGATAAGAGTAGTCAAATAATCCTCAATATCACCTGTATAATCTAATAATTGTTTCCTACTGGGTATAGTATTGATTTCAGAATACGGTATTGCCCAGTTATCCATCTTAGTTATATTTAAGGATTTTTTACCTGATTGTATTAAAATATCTATATCTTGTATATTGAATATAAAAGTTCTTTGATGCATAGCAAATAGTACGATAATTAAACTATAGACACCTATAATTTTACTCTTTTCTAGCATATTAGTAAACTGATATTCGGTTATCATTGAAAAATCAAATCTATCATGTGTTGTTGCTTTACTTTCTATATAATAGAAATTAGGAGATTTGAATAACGTAAAATCACAGATGTTTTTACTACCAAAGAATCCTGAGGTTTGATCGGGAATCCTATCAAAACAATAACCTTCCGTAGGGTTGTTCAACCATTCCCGTATCTTTTGTTCAGCTTTTTTACCTAATTCCATCATTCACGCCAAAAATAAGTATTTCCAAACTTAGAAATCAACTTATTGAGTATCTCTTCGTCTTTGGTAGGGAAGAAGTATGTATTGCCATGTTCCAGCAATTTAGTATCTAACCAATCAATGGCATCATCCAATGTATAGTATTTAGACCCTATCATTATACCTTCTTCATCATCTGGAAGTCCGAAAGCAGCACGATCCCAAGCGTTGTCAAATTCTTCAGTTGATATATTATCCCAACCATAAGTTTCTTTAAAGTATCTACGATAATCGTTAGTAGATCTAATTACTTTAGATAATTCAGTATCTTCCCATACAGTACCAATTGCGTTTGCTAAATCATCTAATGTATATGTAGTACATTTAATATACTTTTTCAAGATTTACACCTCTTGTAAGTCCGATATATTTGATATTGCAGCATCAAAAGATTCTTCAATATCGGTTAAAATCAACATAACTTCAGAATATTTACCTTGTCTACCAGCTCGTTCAATACCTGCTACAATGTAATCAAAATCATCTTTAAGAGTAGATAAGGAGTCTTTCAACAAGTCTTCGTTATCTTGCATATCTTCAGATCCAGTAATAAATTTTTTCATTATTATTCAACCTCATCTTCGTCTACATCAACTTTAGCAGACATACCACAAGTATTAGTTGCAGAATCTAGTTTATTCTTTAAGATAGAATCTAATCTATCAATAGAAGATTCTACTGTACGTACAATTTCTTGAATGTGAGTATTAGCTTTGCCATATTTATCAGTATACGCAGCATCTACTCTATCTAGTTTAGTTAATACTTTATACGTATCTTGTTTAATCTCATCTATGAATTCTTTAGATAAGATATAGTCTTCTAGTGTATCGGCACATTTAATATATTTTTTCATAAATAACTCTCCTTATAATTGATACATTTATTGTAGGTTAGATTATATGATTTTCTTAATAGAATATCCTTTAATATGTTTTCTACCAGATTTAAAATATTGATATAATGCACCAGAAGATAGTCCTAAATCACGTTCACAGGATTTATAAGAATCATAAGTTTTATCATTAGTTAAACAATGTACGGGAATAGGTTTCCTACTAGAATTCACGTTATTAGTAGGATATTCACTCCACTTTAGATTTGTCACATGGTTATTCTTATGATTACCATCTATATGTATAACATATTTATAATTGTGCGGATTTGCAATGAACGCTACTGCAACCATATGTGCAATAGAACGATTATACGATTTATGATTTTTATCATATAAGGATACTCGAAGTATAGATTGATCTATAGCTTTCAATAATCTATTAGTTTTAGTATTCTTAATATTTCCATAATTAGATATTGCATATTGATGTTCAAAGCCTTGTACTAGTTTCCACTGTTCAATCATTTTATCACACCTTTTCAAATGTATAGTTCCTTATATGTTTTCGATTAAGTTTAAAATACTGGTAAACAGAATGTTGGGGTAATCCTAATACTTTTTCACATTCTGACATAGAATTAAATACTTGCCCAGATTGTATGCACTTAATTTTACAGGGTTTGTGTATTCCATGTATACTGCCCTTATAAGATGACTTTGACCATTGTAGATTTTCAACAAAATTATTACGTAAGTTATTATCCTTATGTAAAACATACTTATAGTTTTTAGGATTCGATAAGAACGCCTTAGCTACTAATCTTGATATGCTAACAGTATGTTTCACATGAAGTCTGTCATATAAATTAACAGATAATGCAGTAGTCATGAACGGAGTTAAAGTTCTAGGATTTTGTAAATTAGAATTTCTAAAGCTATTTAGAACTCGCCTAACTTTACCGGTGTTTGATACTTCATATAGTCCTTCAAATTTTTCAATAGGTTTCCAAATTTCCTTCAATCTAGATCCTCCTTACAATTTGTCAGAATCTGACCCTAAAAGTTTATAGATTAATTTCGGGTTATTCTTAAAATCTAACTTATTGTCCACAATGTAATCAGCTGTCATACCTTTTTCGTATACTATTTCATGCACTTTCTCATCAATAGTATTCTTAGTTAATAGTGTATATACGTTTACGCTAGAAGTAGTACCTATTCTGTTAGTCCTATCAATTGCCTGTTGTTTATCGGTTGCATTAAACGGTTCGTCTAAAAAGATAACATTAGTAGCTGCAGTGAATGTATGCGTTGTACCTGCAGCACCTATCGTACCTAACAAGATTGTATAATTAGGATTATTTTGAAATAATTCTTTATGTTTTTCTCTATCTACATCTTTCATAGTACCTGTGAAAGAACATATATTCTTATATTTTGAATGCAATACTTTATATAACATACGAAGAGGTTCTACCCAGTTAGAGAATATGATCACCTTCTCACCTCGTTCATGTATTTCATCAACAAGTTCTACTAGACGTTTAACTTTAGCATTATATTTCAAATAATCTTTATCAACTTGCAATTCCGTATCAATTAATTCAGGAGAACCATTAACTTGACGAAGTCTTAACAGTTTGGCCATGGGATTAGATAGATCAATTATTTGGTTAATTTCAGCTAATAATGATAATCGTACACTATCATATAATTTCTGTTGATATAGTGTATTTTCTACATATTCATCGAATTTAATAACTGGAGGTAAATCTAATACTTGAGATTTTAAACGGCGTATCATATTACATTGCAGCATCGCTTTCAATTTAGGGATATTCTTATATCCTAATATCTCATAACCACCATAACCTCCATATACACAAAATTCTTTACACCATGTATAATAGCTATTGAAATTATGTGCATCTACTAATTTTAAAGGTAAGAACGCATCGGTTGGTTTCTTAACAATCGGAGTTCCAGTCATAGGTAAATACATACAAGAACTACCCGTTGCTTTCTTAATTTTTAACATCTGTTTCCCTTGCATAGATGTAGGGCTCATATTTTTATGTATCTCATCTATAATAATCATATTCAATTTACCGGATTGTATCATATCAATAATCATCTCAGTAAATGGATATTTCCTACCCTCTTTAATCCGCAAAGATTCTACATTAGTAATCAAAAAATAAGGTAATTTTGGTTCATCTTTATTGCCATACATATGACCGTATCTTAAATCTTCAAGTTTTTGTTTTCCCGTAATATTGTATGAAATAGATCCATCTTTCTTTTTTCTACTGCCTAATATATAAGCAGAATCTTTACACTGATCTAATCCGTTTATCTCTTTTTCCCAGTTATATTTTGATGTATTGATATTACATATAATTAGACAATGTTTAAATTTATTAGACTTACGATTATACAAAGCTAAGTTCGTTGCTTCATTTGTTTTACCACAATTATGTACAATAACACCATTAGTAACAAAATTATGATGTGGTGAATCCATTTGAATATCATATACGTCTTCAAATCCGTAAAATTCAATACTTGTTATTTTTTCGTACTTTAATTTACCAATTGTTAGCTGATTTGGAGTAGATATATGAAATTTGGTGTCTACACCTACGAGATCGTTTTCTTTTAGTGTTTCCAATAATCTATACCCATTAGGCGTATAAATTGGATGATCGGCCGTGCATCTAAGAGATTTGCCAGATTCTAATGTAATTTTATACGTATATTGGAACCCTTTAAATATAATGGATATAATTTTATGAAGTTTCACATTACCACTAAGTTCTCGTAATGATAAGGTTTCAAGTTTGGAGCTTTTTGGTACATCTAACGATTTAATAATATTCATATCATATAAGTATTTATAAGTAGCATCTTCTGAACAAGCTAATTTGAAATATATGAATGCTTCTCGTAATGTAGGATAATATTCACGAACACCGTCATACAATTTAATATGCATATCTCCAGAAATACAACCCATATCGTCGCCTACTAAAAATCCGTGGTAATTACCATCTAGTTGTCTACTAATTGCATATTTCATAAAATCTAATTGATGGACATATGGCTTTTGATTCGGCTTAACATAATAATGTAATTTTGATATATCTACATTAGGTATAATTGACGTTTCTTCAATTTTTGCATTCTCATATAGGGATTCATTAGATATTATTTTGCATGTAGATTCATATACAGTACCTTTTATTTGCTTCAGGAAAAATCCTAGTTTGTCTTTTGATATTTCCCAATACTTATTTTCAGGAACCCATCGCCTACCAGGTACGAGTTTAATTTTGTCAACAAGTATTGGGTCGTAATTAAATTTAATTTGATATGTATTATCTACTTGTGTAATTGTAATCATACTAGATTTCCTCTTTTAAGAATTCAATGTTATGGTTAATTGCAGATTCATCATCATAGAAAAATTCACCATCGATAGAATAATATCCTGATTCTTCTACACTGTCTAGATACTCATCGTCACCATCGTATACATAATCAAAACCGATATGAACACCTTCGTGAACTAACAACATAGCCACTTCCTCTAGTGTTGCAGTTTGCAACCATTCAATTCGTTTCATTATTATCACCTCTAATTTAATTTTTCAAATGTATATCCTTTAACTGTGGTACATTTTCTGATAGACTCACTAACATATGCCGGATCAATGTTATACTCTTTTGCAGCTTCAGCTTGAGTTTTAAAGTATTTACCGGTTTCTTTACAGAAAATATTGCCAGAAGGTCTAATATTTGAAATAGTATGTATGAATTTACCATCAACTTTAAATCTATAACCATCATATTTCAATACTTTCAATTCACTATCGGTAGGGATGCAACTTAAACTAGTAGTAACAAATTTAATTTTATTATCAGATCCAAAAATTTCAAATTTCATATTAACCCTCCTTATAGTAATATAAACGATTAAGATATTATATTGTCTATAGTTATTTGATGCACAAAAAAATAACAGCCACAAAAGTGACTGTTTAAATTTGATAAATTATTCTGCAGGTCTATACAACGATTGGAATTCTTTAGGATCCATTGTGGTAACTGTGCCGTACATATCCTTAATAACCCAATCATATTCATGTGCAATTGCAAGTCCTTGTACTGTTTGAATCTTTAAAATTGGCACATTAGGTTCAAAGTAACTAACACCTATGTGATTTTGAGGAATCATATTAGATATCTCTGCAAGTCTTTCTACATTATCTTCAAACTGAATAGCTTCAACAATATGTGATCGTAATTCATAAATCATACATTTCAACTTCTTTCATCATTAATACAATCGTGTATCTGCACTAAAGTATGTATTACCATATACACAATAAGGTACAATATAACTGCTCCAATTATGATAATAACTAGCTCTAAAAAATGTTACATAATTTGGGATAGTTGTACCATTTTGTAATACTTCGTATACAGCTGCTAGTGTTGATTCGGAGGGAGATGACGATGATATAATAGACGCTGGTGAGAATTGATTTGGTGCATACATTACATCGTATAAACTTAAACCATCGTTAACCATTCGGTTTATAATGACAGAAGCCACCGCTAACTGACATTCATAGGGTTCATTTCCGCTTTCTAAAAATACTAGTGTAGCTAAATCACGTATTTCAATGTCAGATAGTGTTACACCGACGTTATAATATCTAGTAGTTGTCTGCTCTATAGGTACTTCGATATTGATATAAGTTGATGAAACATCTTGTATTTGTGTAGTTTCAATTATAGGTTCTACAGGTTCTTCTACTTTTGGTGAATTTGGTATATACTCACCTACATAATAATCAGAAGGAACATGAGATGGTATATATTCAATATCTACAGCAGTAACCTCCAAAGTTGATAAATTCTCTATATCAATCGTAGGTGTATATAATACATTCTGATTTACTAGATTCATCATATGTGATGCTTCCTTCACCGGTTCCATACCGGATAGAAATAAGGTTCCCGTGATAACACCAGAAACGCATACACATATTGCAGCTAATTTACATATAGTTCGTTTCATATCAAACCTCCAAATTTGAATCTGCTAAAGCATAGAAAGAATCTAAAACTCGTCGAGTCAATATACGTACCCTCGCTTGCATATCAACATCTTTAATACCTCCATATACATATGCAAGGTGACCTAATTTTAAAGATCTAAATACGGAATGCCGAACTTGATCTTTAATAGCGGATTCCGCAACATATTCCAATACTTCATTTATATATTGCATATTGACATTTCTATATAATATAGCAGATTCATAATCTTTTAATGTTTGCGGGGATTCATTATAAAGTATCCAATGTAAACATTCAGAATCAAACGGTACATTTTCATAAAATTGAGCTATATTTCTAGACAGCTCACCTAATAAATTTACAGATTCATATGTATTATGTGTTAATTGATTCAGATACTGTAGTAGATCTTGTTCTTTTTTGTAATTCATGTTTTTTCTTACATCTGGGTCCCATACCAGCAATAATAGATTTAGTGGATTCTAATTTCCTACCACATATACTACATACGCCGGCATGATATACTTTCATAGGTGTATGTGTGATACGTCCTGCAATCATATCAACTAAATATTTAGCACCTTTAGATATTTTTGAATCATAATTCCATACAGAATGTCTTGTAATTTGAAATTCGGTATCTGCAGATATCATACCGACATACAACCATTTAGTATCAACTTGAGCATATATAAAATAGGTACCATCTGGAAATTTACCTGGATTTCTAGGACGTTGGATTGCATATGTATGAGATTCACCAGAGGGTGATTCTAACGTTACAATACCTCTTCCTCCTGATATATAATTTCTTAGACTATATATATCATTAAATTGAAATGCGTTTTCAGGATACGTATCAAACATAAAGAAAGACTCCTTTCATTTTAAATTTTGAATACTTTACAGTATATACTAACGATTCAAAAGATGAAATTAAAAGAGTCTTATAATTCTATATCATGCGTTGTAATTTATAATCATATTCAGTTTTCCAGTAGTCTATCCATTCATCAAAAATACTTTGAACTTGATGAGGTACATTTGGGTAATATAATTCTAGTACTGCAACATAATCTTTAATAGTCTGCTCAATAGACGATAATGCCGTATCATAATCTAGATTATCTACGGGATAATCTTTATCGGTAGATTGTATGATATCATTCATATTTATCCAATCTTGATTTTGTAATGCAATTTCAGCTAGTTTATCAATATCGTAGAATTGTTTATATACATAATCATTAGTCATTGTATGTAATCGCATAAATTGCTTACATTTTGTATTCCAATGTATTGCTTGGAGCTTAAACAATGTATGGTAAGCATGTATTAAAATAGTATGATATGTACCATCAATATTTGGCTCACAGCCACAGGGCTGAATATCAAATGCATCATTTTCTATAAATATATCGTATGTGGTAGGATCTTCAGATACTTGATCATAGAATTCGTCGTCTTGTATAATATCTTCTATATATTCACAGGCTAGAATAGGATTTACAGCAGTTTCAATCTTAGTTATCTTTATTGCTGAATCAGAACTACTTTGAATTTTTTGTAAAGATACTCTAATATGGTTAGAACTATCTACATCAAAATCTGCGGATTCATCTTTAGTACGATTTTCCTTTTTAGCATCTTCAAAACCATCTTCAAGACCTTCACCATCATAGAATTTTTCTAAAAATTCAACAATCTTATCATCGAATTTATCTGCTTTAATATGCGGATATTCAGCTTTGTGTTTACCATCTTTACTTTTGATATACATATCGTATAGATCTTTTTTCTGCGGTACAGGTATAGATTTTACTAGTATTTCTAACCCCGACCCAGTTTTAGCTACAAATGTAATTTCTCCCGTATCTTTGTCTTCTTTGACATCATCTATCTCTAAAGACGAATTATTGATTAAATCTTCTAATGCATGTCCTAGTATCCCACCAAGAAATGCTAATACATTTAGAGTAGCATGTCCTTTACCTTTATACTTCATACCGGAATTTGATTTAGAATTTACAGTTAATTTCATGTATCTCACCTCTTAAAGTAAAGAGCACCGACATATTATGCCGGTGCTCAAATTACTATTTAAAATTATCTACGACGAATTCTACGAGTTGCAGAACGACCTACAGTTGTTGAAGCTTTAATAGAACGAGCACCTCTACGAGTAGATCTAGCAGATTCTACAATCTCTTCGGTACCTTCAGCCTCAACTGTGAATTCTTCATCACCTACTGTAAATGTAACTGCATCTTCTTCAGCAGCAACTTCTACATCTTCGCCTGTAATCTCAGAAACAAGTTCTGCAACATCTTCTGCTTCAAATAGCAAATCTGTCTCTGGAACTACTACCTCTTCATTTGCACGAATAACACGTCTTCTTCTGTTTGTTTTCATGTTGTAATCTCCTTTAGTTTACAATTACTAGTTTATGTTGTTTATTGTCAAGTTCGGAACGTATAGCTTCAAGTTCAGCATTACCTTCTGCAAGTAATGTTTCACCATCCAGGGTTACGTTGGAACCTTCGACCGTATATTTTGATCTTGTACGTCCTAATGCTAATTTATAATTAGCAACTGACATACGCACAAGGTAATCAATATATGTATAACCAAGAATTTCTGATACATCTTGAAAATCTGGCACATAACGTATTGTAACTACAGATGGACGAGGATCTCTATGAGCACAATATATCACATTATTCTGCTTATCAAAATTCCATTGAAAATCAGTACCTAATGTATTACGTACTTGAGCCATCGCCATCTCCGTCATAATCGGGTCGATGTTAAGACTTGTCGTATTACCAATCATACTATATGTATTAACTGCAGCAGCAATTTGAAATACATTACCAGCATCAATAGTATTCATTGTTAATCCAATACGAGGTATTGCTGCAAATACATTTAAAACTGTACGAGTATGAATATTCAATTCAGATAAATTCAATCTAGTTGAATAAGGTACAGTTTTATCTACGGGAGTACGTATATACCGTTTCAATTCTCTGAATGCGATTAGAATAGATCTCTCTATTTCTAGATCTTCTACATTTTCATTAGCTGGAATTCCCATCAAGAATTGAACTTCGGATTTGATTTCATCCATCGTCATTTGCAATCACCTTATTTAGAAGCTTCTTTTGTAGTTTTAGCTGTCTTAGATACTTCTGGTGCTTTTGCATTCTTGCTATCTAGATAGAAATGAATCTGTTTTTTGGAACCTTTGTCAACCTCTACACGAGTTAATTTATCGGCACCGTTTACAATACCTTCTGCATCAGTAGTCCCATCAATCCAAACTGTTGGTTTTCCATACTCTTCAGTTGTATTAACAAGAGTTGCGCCATTAATATTTAGAATGCCGGCAGTTAACCCTGAGGCAGTACCTTTGGATACTTCAATACCGCCAAATGTATTATTTGATACATCAATTGTGCCAGACAATGTAGCAGTTGCACCATTTACAATTATGCCTGCATTACCACCGGACAATTTAGCATTATTAATAGTATGCTTACCAGTATACAATTGAATTCCATAAGAGGAATGCCATGCAGTATTATCAGCAGTACTGTTAATAACTACATTATTCAGAGTAGAATCTTGCATCATGGTAAATGTTTTACCTGTTGTAGTTTGTGTTACAACTTGGTTACCACTATCAATAGTCATTGGCTTGTTAAATTGAACTTCAGCGGATTGAGTGATTGGTGCGGTAATATTTAGAATACTAATATCTGGGTCATTTGCTGCATCAATAATATCTTGATCAGTTACGGCGTCTTTAGTTTTTTTTTCCTGTTCAGCATCAGTGACTTCTACTTCAAAGCCTTGATCAGCAAGTTGATGACCTAACTCCTTGTAGTAAAATGCTTCTTTATAGTCGTCTACTGTGAATGTTACAGTATTGTTTTCACCTACAATTGCTAGTTTAAACTGTGCCAACGGAACTGGGAATGGAATACTTGTACTATCGTACGGAGCAACTTGAGCTGCATATCCCCATTTGTCATCTACATTGTTAGCATAAATAGATTTGCCGTATTTATCGGCAATAGTACCACCAGTCACAGAGTTGTGGAACCCTTCTACATATGCTGGAGTGTCAATGTAAGAATTAGTTGGAACAAAGATAGGGCTGATAGATGCTACAATTCTAGATGCATCAGTTTCAACGCCTTTGTAGGTAATCTTGACAGTAAATGCCATACCTATGACCTCCATTAATAATTGAATTTCTTAATCACTTAATCACGAAGATATTTAAGGTTAGAGAAAATAAAAATCAGCTAACAAGATTGTTAGCTGATGATCTGTATAAATTAATTTAAAATTACTTCACATTTTAAGACTTTAATATTGTTAACTTCTGATAAATATTTTGGATATTTTAATTTATACAGTTCAAGATAGCGTTGTATAAATGTGATTATTGTAGATTTATAGTATTCAGATAAATTAGATAGTGAGGTTTCATATGTAAGTGCGACACAGTTATCAGGTTGTGTGAATTGTTGTACAAGTTTATGATGATGTTCGTTATCGTATTCCCATATTAAACAATTATGACGTGGTGTAACTAAGTTGATAATTTTATCTAATATAGATTTAGGAATTGATGCATCTAATTCAATCGCAATTTTTATATAACATTGTTGAATATTTGTTGAAGTTGAATTAGGTGTAAGGATTTGATACGATTTTGAATAAGTGTACATAGGTATAATCTCCTTAATTTTATATTATTTATTTTCTATACTGTTATTATAATATA